AGTGCGTCGCGGTGCGTGTGAAATGCGAATCGTTTTCATTAAGGAGTTTCTGCGATGCCTGTAGCGGGTCGTAAAGCGAAACCCGCTGGCCAGGCGGTCAATCGCCACAAACCCACCCACGACTGGACCGAGGTCGTGCGGGTCCCCTACGAGGGTGGCCCTGACCTTCCGTCGTCCCGGTCGGATGGGCGTCCCTGGCCGGCGCGCACGCGGCTGAAGTGGGATGCGTGGCGGTCGATGCCTCACTGCAAACTGTGGGGTCCGTCGGAGTGGGATTTCGCGCTGGACTCGATCGAGCTGGCGGCGATGGTTCATGACGGTGAAGCGAAGTATGCGACGGAGCTGCGGAACCGGGAGAAGGTTCTGGGGACAACGTTGGATTATCTGCGGGATCTGCGGATCCGGTATGTCGATCCTCCGGAGGACAACGAGTCGCCTGCGGAAGTGACGCGGATGGATGACTACCGAAACCTCTGATCTGCTGCTGCCCGGGTATTGGGTTGATCCGGTGTCGGGGGCGTGGTGTTCGTTGCCGTGGCCGCAGGATCCGGATGAGAAGTTGGCGTTGGTCAATTCGAGTTTGGGGCCGGCGATCATCGATTGGGCTGAGGGCCGTTCTGGTGAGCCGGGGTTGATCAACTATCAGACCGGTGAGCCGTGGACGTATACGCCGGGTCAGAAGCGGTTTCTGATCTTGTGGTATCACGTGGATGAGGATGGCCGGTTCACGTATCGCACGGGTGTGAAGCGCGGCGCAAAGGGTACGGGTAAGGATCCGTTTGCGGCGTCGATGTGTAACGCGGAGATGCTTGGCCCGGTGGAGTTGTATGACTGGGATGAGCGGACGGGCCGGCCGGTTGGTCGTCCTCGCGGGTTCCCTTTGGTGCAGGTGATTTCGAACTCCTTGGAGCAGTCCAAGGATGTGTTGCGGATCGCGAACGGTATGTGGTCGCAGGATGCCCGCGACTATTACGGCATTGATTGTGGTGAGACTCGCACGATCCTGAAGAACGGTGGCGGCCGGTTTGAGGTTCCGCCGACGTCTGAGGGTACTGCTGAGGGAGATCCGGCGACGTTCATTGCGTTGAATGAGACGCACCATATGACGGAGTCGTCGGGCGGGTCGAAGGTGGCGCGTACAGCCTACCGAAATGTGGGCAAGTCGCCGAAGCACATTCAGGCACGGGTGTGTGAGTTCACGAATGCGCACCGTCCGGGGCAGGATTCGACGGCTGAGGGTGCGTTCAACGCGTGGCAGAAGCAGATGTCACCGAAGTACCGCGGGAAGCGCGACATCCTGTACGACAGCATTGAGGCACCGCCGGATACGGACATCCTCACTGAAGAGGGCCGTGTGCGGGGCTTGCGGGCGGCATATATGGACGCCCCGTGGAACGACATTGAGCGCATTTCGGCTGAGATGGTGGATGATCGGACGCCGGTCGCGGACACGATCCGGTTCTATTTGAACGGGTTGGCCGCGGCGGAGGACGCGTGGGTGGATCCGCAAAAGTTTGACCTGCTGGCCCGGTCTGGGGAAGTGGTGGCCGATCGTGAGCAGATCGCCATGTTCCTGGATTGTTCGAAGACGGATGACGATACGGGTTTGGTGGCGTGCCGCCTGGTGGATGGTCATACGTGGGTGTTGGGGCATTGGTGTCGACCGAAGGGCGGCAAGGAGTGGAAGGTTCCTCGGCATGAGGTTGATGCTGAGGTTCGTGAGGCGATGCGCCGGTATCGGGTGGTGTGGTTCGGTGTGGATCCTTCGCCGGCGCAGGACGATGACACTGAAGCGTTGTATTGGGCTGATCTGATTGATGCGTGGCACCGTGATTTCGGTGCGAGGTTGCCGTTGTGGGCGACTCCTGGCGCGAATATCGGACATGCGGTGAAGTTTGATATGCGGCTGTCCCAGCGGGGCGGTGTGGAGCGTAACCGGCTGTTCACCGAGATGGCCGAGTTGGTGTCTGAGTGGATCGATGAGGACCGCCCTGAGGGGGTTGGGCCGCAGTTCACCCACGATGGTGATACCAGGTTGCGGCGGCATGTTCACAATGCCCGTAACCGGCCGAATCAGTGGGGTGTGTCGTTGTCGAAGGAGACGCGGTCGTCCACGAAGAAGGTGGATTTGGCGGTGTGCATGGTGGGAGCCCAGTTGGGGCGTCGGATTGCGTTGAATTCGAGCAAGGTTCGTTTGACGGGTGAACGGCGTGTGCGGAAGGCGGTGATCGGGTGACGATCTCGGTGGATTCCCCGGTTGTCGCGGTGGCACTGCCCACCCTGCAGTTGAATGAGACGCAGGACGCGCAGGTTTCAGCTCTGCGGTTCAAGCTTCAGCGTTACATTCGGCAGAACCAGGAGAAGTCGGACCTGTATGAGGGGAAGCGGTCTGCGGAGGATCTGGGTATTTCCGCCCCTGAGAAGCTTCCCGAGTTGATTAACGCGGTGATCGGCTGGCCTGGCACGGTGGTGGATGTTCTGGAGGAACGTCTCGAGTTCCGCGGCTGGACCGGCGCCGACAATCTCGGTTTGGATGAGGTTGCCCGAGATAACCAGTTGGGTGTTGAGGCCGGCCGGGGCCATTTGGATGCCCTGATTTATGGGTGCGGGTTCATCACTGTCGGCCGCGGGGACACCAGCAAGGGTGAACCGGATGTGTTGGTGACGGTGGAGTCCACCGAATCGTGCACCGTGGAGTGGGATTACCGGTTGCGCCGCGCTAAGTCGGCTCTGTCGCAGACCCGCGACGAGTTGGGTCGGGTTGTGATGGAAACCCTGTACCTTCCGAACGAAACAATCATGTTCGAGGACGTCAACGGCCAGTTGAAGGTGACGTGGCGTGACGTTCACAACCTGGGCAGGGTGCCGGTGGCTCGTCTGCTGAACCGTGAACGGGCTTCCGATGTGCACGGCCGGTCGGAAATCACCCGCCCGGTGGTGTATTTGACTGATGCGGCGATACGAACCCTGTGCGGTATGGAAATCAACCGTGAGTTCTACACGTCGCCGAAGTGGACAGCGTTGAACGCTGACCCTGAGGTGTTCGGTATGTCGGAGAACAACACTGCGGCGGAGAACAAGCAGGCCGGGTGGAAGGCCACCGCCGGCCGGATGAACGCGGTCCCCCCGCAGGTGGATGATCAGGGCAACCCGGTTGAGGTGAAGCTGCACGAGTTCCGCCCGGCGCCACCCACTCCGTACATCGAGCAGGTGCGTGCCTACTCGCAGCTGTTGGCCGCTGAATCGGGCATCCCGGCCCCGTATTTGGGGTTTGTGACGGATAACCCGTCGTCGGCGGATTCGATTCGTCAGCAGGAATACCGTTTGGTGAAGCGTGCGGAGCGGCGGCAGACGTCGTTTGGGTTGGCGTGGCTGGAAGTTGCCCGCTTGTCGTTGATGATCCGTGACCGCAACATTCCGCAGGACGTGTTCCGGCAGATCGGTGTGTCGTGGCGTGACGCCGCCACCCCGACGCGTGCGGCGGCGGCGGATGAGGCGGCGAAACTGATCGGTTCTGGTGTGCTGCCGCCGGATTCCTCGGTGACGTGGGACCGGATCGGGCTGTCTCAGCAGGAACAGCAGCAGTTGCAGATCGATCGTCGCCGGTCCGCGGTCAATGCTCTCGTTGAACAGTTGAGGAACAATGTCAGTGGAACCGGCGGAACGCCAACTCCTGCTGAGCCAACTGAGCCTACTGGCGCGCAGTAGCGTTCAAACCCTGTGGTCCAGGGCTTCTGATCTGGACAGTGAGGCGTTCGCGGCGCTGATCGTTGACGCGTTCCCCGAGGTTGTTGATCCGTATGTGTCGGCGGCGGCGGAGATGTCAGCCACCTGGTATGAACTGTCCGCACCATCGTCCACGCTGGTGGTGGAAACCGCGGCGGCGATCCCGGTGGAACGGCTCACCCAGTCCGCCGAGTGGGCGTTGGGGGCCAAGGGGGAGCAGGGTTTGGCCCGTCTGGAGGGCACTGTGCAGCGCGCCGTGTTCGACGGGGCGAGGGAAACCACCCTGATCAACGTGGCCCGCGAACCTGGGTCGCGGTGGGTGCGGCACGCCCGCCCTGAAGCGTGCGCGTTCTGCCGCATGATGGCCACCCGCTACGAGAACCCCCGCATGTGGTACCGCAGCGAAGAATCCGCCCTTAACGTCGTTGGGCGTGGACGCGCCGGACGGGCGCGAGGTAAACGGAAAGTCGGGTCCAAGGGATACCACGACGACTGCCGATGCATCGCCGTGGAAGTCCGCCCCGGCCAAGACTACGAACCGCCTGAGTATGTGCAGGCATGGAACGAAGAACTTGCCAAAGCCCAAGCGAACGCCGGCAAGAACGACGCCAGATCAATCCTGGCGGCATGGCGCGATCAAGGCGCCCGATAGACCACCCCAACCGAAACGGATGGGGAATTACCCGAAACGGGAGTCACAACCAACATGTCCGATGACATCACCACCCCTGAAACCGAAATGGTCGACGAGGTAACCGAACAGGACGATCAGGAACAGCCACAGGATCCGAAACCGACCGAAACGGTTGAGTATTGGAAGGCGAAGTCCCGCGAGAACGAGAAACGCGCCAAGGCCAACGCGGAAGCCGCCAAGCGGCTCGCGGAGATCGAGGACGCGCAGAAGTCCGACGCCGAGAAGACGGCGGAGCGGATCTCGAAGGCGGAGGCTGAGGTTGCGGCGGTGCCGCAGAAGGTGGCTGAGGCGTTGAAGTCGCATCTTGTTGCGCTGCACAAGATCAGCGATGAGGACGCCGAGTTGTTCCTGACCGCTACCGACCCGGAGCTGCTGTTGAAGCAGGTTTCTCGCCTGGTGCAGGCTGCGCCGCAGGGGCCGGCGCCGAACCCGCAGCAGGGCAATCCCTCGCAGTCGCGGGGTGGAACGTTGTCGGCCGGCCGCGAACGATACGCGGCGAAAACTAAGTAACCCTCGCAGGCGGGCCGCCTGCGCAACCACTCTGAAGGGAGTGTCACCATGACTCAGCTCAAGATTCGCAGCGAGTCCTTCGGTGCAGGCGACCAGTCTTGGCTTCTGTCGCGCCACGGCACCGAAACCCCCCGCACCATCACCCTGGATCCGTCGGCGTGGTCGGCGAAGATCAGCGATGGTCGCATCAAGTCGGGCGAGGCGTACGCCATCGTCAACGGGCTCGCTGTGCCCTACGCGTCGGGCGGCAGCGGCGGCACGAACGTGCTCGCCGGGTTCCTGCTCACCGACCAGTCCGTCACCGATGGTGCCGGCAACGTGACCGCGCCGGGCATCTGGCACGGCCGCATCAAACTGTCCAAACTGCCGTCCACGGTTGCTGCTAACGCGACCACCAGCGGCTCGTTCGTGTTGGAGGCGTGACCATGGCTACTCTGTGGACTGAAGTTCTCACCCCCGCCGAGATCACCGGTTTCGCTCGCGCCTCGCAGGAGGACTACGAGCAGACTCAGGGCACTCTGGCGCGGTGGCTGCCCAACACCACCGTCACCGATGTGGTGGTCCGCACCATCGTCGGTGTTGACGGTTCGGGTGAACTGGCTCAGTACCGTTCGTTCGACGCTGAGACCCCGATCGCTTCGGGTGGGGCGGCCGAGCGTAAGGTGTTCGAGCTGCTGCCCCTGGGCCTGAAGGAACGGATCAGCGAGTACGAGCAGCTTCGTGCCCGCGGCCGTGACGGTGCCGCCCTCGTGCTCGGCGGCGCTGAGCGCGCCGCTCAGCGTGTGGTTCGCGCCATCGTGAACCGGCTGGAGATCGCCCGCGGGCAGGCCCTGGAGGCCGGCCAGGTGGCGATCAACGAGAACGGTGTGGTTCAGACCGTGCCGTTCGGCCGCCCTGAGGACAACGAGGTGACTGCCTCCACGCTGTGGTCAGCGAACGGCGCTTCGCCGATCGAGAACCTGAACGCGTGGGTGGAGTACTACGCCGACGTCAACAACGGCGCCACCCCCGGCGCTCTGGTGACCTCGAAGCGTGTCCTGGCGGCGCTGCAGCGTTCGGAGGAAATCCGGGCGATGGCCGCGTCTCTGGTCGGCACCCCGAGCATCGTGTCCGTGGAGATGGTGAACAACGTGCTCACCAGCTACGGGCTGCCCCCGATCTACCTGTATGACCGCAAGGTCAAGGGTGAGCGGGTCACCTCGGACAACAAGGTGTTCATCCTACCGGCCCCGGTCGACCCCAACACGGGTGCCAACGAGCTGGGTGCCACCTTCCTGGGTCCGACCCTGGAAGCCGGCGAACCGGAGTACGGCATCGGCGCTTCGGAGCAGCCGGGCATCGCTGTCGGCGTGTGGAAGACCAAGGATCCGATCGCGGCGTGGGTGCATGCCAACGCCACCGCGTTCCCGGTTCTGGTCAACCCGGTCGCGTCGATGGTGGCTGAGGTTCTGGCTGATTCGGACGGATCGTAACGGGTTCTGATGGATCTGGCCAACGAGGCTGATGTGGAGGCTCGTCTTCGGCGTGAACTCACCGAAGACGAGTCTTCCCACATCAACGACATTCTGGAAGAAGCGTCAGCGCTGGTCACCGAGCATTGCCGGGGGCGGGTGTTTGAGGAGATTCCGGATGCGGTGCGGATCGTGACGTCTCGTGTCGCTGCCCGCGCCTTGTCTGCGCCGGCAGGGTCGGGTGGGGTTGCGTCGGTGACGAATCAGGCGGGGCCGCAGTTTCTGCAGACCCGCCAGTTCACGTCCGACGCTTCGAATGGTGGCGTGTACTTGACGGCGGTGGATCGTAAGCAGTTGCGCCGCTGGTCACGTGCCTGCGTCAGGTCGTTTGATACGCGATGACGTTCCCCACCCCTTACACCGTGACCCGTCTTCCGTTCACCGGTGAATCCACCTACGACTCCACTGGTGAGGAGATCCCCGTGTGGGGTGATCCTGTCGAGTTGCCGGTGTACTCGATTGCCCCGCATCTGATCGAGCAGGGATCCACCACGGTCACCGAAACGCAGGTGGCTGATGTGGATGTGGCGATGCCCAAAGCCCTAGTTGAACTCAAGGACCGTTTCGAGTTCGACGGAGACACCTACGAGGTGGTGGGTGTTCAGGACTGGACCCGCGGGTTCCACGGGTGGGCGCCGGGCATCGTTGTCGAGTTGCGGAAGGTGACATGAGTAACCCACTGCGCAAGTACGGCATCAAGCTGAGTGACATCGACAAGCTGCCGGAAGTCAATGACGGCGTGAACGACTTCATGGAGTCTCGGGTGGTGCCGGCGTGGCGGGACAACTCGCCAGTCGAGTCCGGTGCATATCGGGATTCGATTCAGGTGACGGAACGTTCCACCACTCGTGGCCGCGGAAAGGTCGCCGCCACTGCTGATCACGCCCACCTGGTGGAGTTCGGATCAGCACATAACCCGGAGTATGCGCCGGCGGAGAAGACGGCGAAGCAGTTCGGCGGGTACGCCCATGACAAGTCCTGAACTGCTTCCCGAAGCGCCGCCGAACGCTGAACTGGTGGTGGTGGCGTGGCTGACTCCGCTGGGGCGGACAGCGCTGCGACGAAAGGCCGGTGACCCGGTCCCGTTCCGGCTCGTCACACGGGTAGCGGGTGGGGATGACCCGGAGATCGGCATCGACACCGCAACGGTGTCTGTGCATACGTTCGCTTCCACCCCGGAAGCGGCGGTCACCGAATCCGATCGCACTCACCGCCGCATGTCGATACTCACCGTAGACCCGCTCACTGAGATCACGATGCTCGGTTCGGGTCTGGTGGTGAACGTGGATTACTGCCGAACCCTCATGCGTCCCACCCGGGTCGATTATGAGGATCCGAACGTGATCCGGTATGTGGCCCGATACGAAATCGGCACTTCTTACAGTCCCATCTAGAGAGTTTCAGCCCGAAACGTTCTGTTCTGCCGGAATGCCTTTCCGGTGCCTTCACCATTCCTGAAAGGAGCGTCGCTATGACGCAACCATCTACCGGCACGTCCTGGGGCGCCGGAGGCTTCGCTTTTGTTCACAAGCCCACCGTTGAGCGTGGCGGGCTTCAGTGTGTGGCGATCCGTGATAACCGCGGCGCCGAAACAGACATGTCGCCGTTCGAAGAGGACGGCACGACTGTCAAGTTCACCCCGTTCGCGCAGGATGGCCGGCCGCGTAGCGACCTGTTCGCCCGACGCATCCAAGGCGGCAAGATCATCCACAACCCGAACCCCAACCTCGGCTGGTTCCAGTTCGGCGCCCAGACCGAAGACGGCGGGGCGGAACGCAACCCGAACATGCGGTCGGACGACATGATGGTTCTTCAGTCGAAGTTCCCGGTCGACTCGGATGTGATCGAGAAGGGCAAGACGATCCGGTTCACCGGTGTGCAGACCGCGGATCCGCTGCTGCACCGCCTGGAAAACGAGCTGCGCCTCACCGACGACAATGGTGATTCGCTGGTTCCCGATCTGGGTGACCCGAACTACTTCAGCAGCGACGTCATCGACGCCGACTCCCCGGAGTATCAGCTGCTGCTGTTCTTCGCGCGCCGCACCTCCGGTGGGTTCATCTACCGGGTGGAGGGTTACCCGGCGGTGAAGCTCGACGATCAGGGTTCGAAGCGCCGTTCGAAGACTGACCCTGACACCGCGGAACTGACGTACAAGGCTCTGCCGAACGAGTACTTCATGGTTCCCGACCCGAACGGCTCGGGTGTGCTGGTTCCCGGTGGCCTGCAGGGAATCTGGTACGGCGGCCCGGGCTGGACCGACATGGCCCCCGACGCGTCGTAACCATGTGAGACCCCCGCCGGGTGGGTGTTTTGGGCACGCGAGTGTCCTGGGCTGGCACCCACCTGGCGGGCTTCCTATCCGACAGCCCAAAACCTTTTCCAGCCCAAGTGAAGGAAGCCCAAAACAATGTCTGAGTCCCCGCACCGCCCCGAGAACGCCGGCAAGTCTGCCGCCGAGCAGGCCGAACAGTATTCGAGCGTGTTCGCGCCCCGCAAACTGGTCCTCGACGACGGTACTGAACTGGTGATTCCGCCCCACCCGAACCTGCGCATGCTTGACGATGACGCGTTGGCGGCGCTGGAGGCGTTGAACTTCGAACTGGAGTCCTACGATCGCGAACCGGACATCTTCATCCCGGAGCAGAAGATCAAGGACAAGGACGGCAATGAGATCGTTCTGCCGGCGGAGACGAAACCTGGCCCGCTGAAGACGAACCCGTACCGCAAGACCGACAAGGACGGCAACACCACGATCATGAACCCTCCGTATGAGGTTCAGGTCGCCAAGATCGCCCTCGGTGAGGAGGACTACGCCAAGTTGCGCGCCGGCACCATCAACGGGCGCAAGGGTTCGGCGGCGGATGTGTGGCGGGCTTGGAACGAGCAGAGCCTTGAGGTGAAGAAGCGGGTCGATGCTGACCCGAAAAGTGATGGAGGCTCACTGGATTTGGAGGCAGTTTCCTCGCCAGATAGCGAGTGACCTATCCGAATTTCACAATCGGAGGATTGCTGATTGGCATCGCGGCACACGCGATGCCGACGGCTATCTGAAGCTGTCCAGCTATGAGCTTCTTGAACTGCTCGAATTCATGAACGAGAAGGGCGCTTTGAAGACCGCTGCCCGCGGTGGAGCGCTGACCTACGAGCAGCGGGTGCAGGCCGAAACGTTCAACGAGATCGCCCGCCTGCGTGCGTCGTATCACGCGGTGAACGGCGGTAAGGACGCGGCGTATGAGCCGTTCGAGTTTGTGGATCCGCTGGTTCAGAAGATGCGTGACGATGAGGAACGCGAACTGGAGCAGTTGCGTGCTGAGGCTGAGGTCGACTTGTTCGCCAAGTTTGACTGGTAGATGAGAGGGAGGTGACGGAATGCCGATCTATGTTGACGTCATTTCCCGCTTGGATGATCGTTCCGCTGCGGTTACTGCCGCGCAGATTGAACGCCGCTACTCTGATGCCGGCCGCAAAGCCGGTGACAGTGTCGGTAGGTCGATGAATGATGCGATCGACCGGTCGACGGGTCGTGTCGGCACGAACATTGTGGGGCAGTTCGACACTCACGGCGCCAACGCGGGCCGCAAGTTCGGCACCTCGTTCAACTCTCAAGTCACGCAGCAGGTGGCGAACACGGGCCGGTTCAACGCTTCGATGGCTGGTTACGAATCGGCGGCGTCGCGTGCGGGTAGCCTGGCGGGTCGGGCGTTGGGGTTGGCGTTCACCACCGCTGCGGGTGGCCTGATCGGGGTCGCGTCCCTGACGTTGTTCAAGGGGTTTCAGCGGTATCAGGCGATCGACGCGGCGAAGAACCGGTTGGAGAACCTGAACAAGACCCTCGAATCGACCGGTCGTGCCGGTCTGGATGTGGGTCGTGTCATGGACACCGTCACTCAGGCGGTGACGGACACCCCGTTCGCCCTGGATCAGGCGTTCTCTGTGGCGACGCGGGCGTTGGCGTCGAACACCGGTGATTTGAAGCGGTTCATGACTGTTGTCACCGACGCTGCGGGTTTCGCCGGTGCTGGGGTTGATGAGATCGGTGATGCGTTCCTGAAGATCGCCAATACCGGCAAGGTGTCGATGGAGGAGGTCGGCAACCAGCTGCGCAACATTCCGATCCTGCCGTGGCTGCAGCAGCAGTTGGGTGTGACGGGTGCTGAGCTGCAGAAGATGATCTCTGAGGGCAAGGTCGGTCTTGAAGACTTGATGAAAGCCGTGGAGGCCAACGCTTCTGGGTTTGCGAAGGCGTCGGGGGAGACGATTGAGGGTGCGATGAGCAACCTTCAAACGTCGGTCGCCCGGATCGGCGCGAACTTCTTGGGCGCGGTGTTCGGGAAGCCCACCGAAGACGGCAATCAGCTTGTCGACGTGTTGAAGACGCTGCGGGAACGCATCGACGACATGGGCGCGTGGGTGACAGCCCACCAGGACGACATCCGGGAGTTTTTCCAGGGCGCAGTTGAGGTCGGTAAGGAACTGCTGACCCTTGTTCGGGATTTGGCGAACGCTCTTGGCGGTTGGGAAAACCTGGTCAAGACTGCCGGCGCGGCGTTTGTGGCGTGGAAGACGATCGGCGTGATGACGACGATCTCTCAGGTCGCTACAAGTATCACCGCTATGGGAACCGATCTGGATGGGTTGCCAGGTAAGGCGGATCGCGCTGCGCGCGGGTTGAACAAGGCCCTCGCGGTGATCATGGTTCCGGCGATCGGGAAGATGATCAACGACGCGATCGATCAGGCGTTGGCTGATAATGCTCCTCGCCTGAATGAGTTGAACCACACGAACACCCCGGACCAGTTGGGGCGTTCTGCTCGTGAGTGGTGGGACCGCAACATTCAGGGCGGTACGGGTGTGGATCCGCGCCCGGCGCCGTTGCCGCAGTTGGGTGGTGGCCCCGGTCCTGGGGCGCCCACTGTGGGTGGTATCCCGATTCCGGGTTTGGTGGTTCCTGGTGGTGGGCCGGCTCCGTCGGCTCCGTTCGGTGGTCTTCCTGGCCAGACTCCGCTTGATGTGTCGGTGCAGGATCGTCGTGGGCGTAATGGAACTGTTGGTGACGGTCCCGGTCCTGCTGGTAATCCGATCCTGCCGCCTGCGGGTGCGGATGGTGCTGGTGGCGCCGCGAAGCTTCCTGATGCTCCTGTGCTGCCGTACGATACGACGCTGCCTCCGGGGATCCCGGGTATGCCGTCGGACGCATCGGTTATGGGTGCGGAGAACAGTTTCCTCGACGCCCGTCATAGTTTGGCGGAGAAGCGTGCCCGCGTCACCCAGTTGGAGCAGTCCGGTGTGGCGTCTGAGGACGATATTCAGAAGGCCCGCAACGACGTTATCGAAGCGGAGCGTAGTTTCCAGTCTGCTGAGGCCCGCCTGAACGAGGCCCGCCAAAACCAGTACGAGCAGATGGTGAAGGCCGGCGAGAAGCAACTCAAAGGTATGCAGGGGTTGTCGTCTTCGCTCGGCGAGTTCGGCGCTTCTTTGGACCAGGATCTGGGTATTTCGAAGGGTCTGGCAGGTATTGCGGAGAACTTGTTCAAGTTCCTTGCGAACCTTGCTGCGGCGCCGTTGTTGGGGCAGTTGGGTGCGATTTCTGAGGTCAACCCGTCTAAGGGTGGCTATGGGTTGATGGGCATCATGGGTGCGCAGGGCGCGTTCGGTCCCCAGTTCACTGGTATCGACTATTCGAAGTACGGTTATGGCGGCTCGTCTGCGATGGGTCCGTACGCGTTCGGCGGGAAGATGGGTGGGGGATACCCGGGGGACGCTGCCCTGCTAGCGAACGTCCCAGCCGGCCGGTACACGCAGGATCAGCGTGGAGACCTCACCCAAGGTTTGGCTGACTGCTCCAGCGCCGTTGAGGATCTCGTCAACCTCATGGATGGACGCCCCACCAGCGGGGCATCCATGTACACAGGCAATGCCGCGGAGTGGCTGACCCAGCGGGGATTTCTTCCCGGCATGGGCGGCCCGGGTGACTTCCGGGTCGGGTTTAACTCCGGTCATATGCAGGCCACTCTCCCTGGTGGCACTCCGTTCAACTGGGGCAGTGATGCTGCTGCGGCTCGCCGCGGTATCGGTGGTACCGGTGCCGATGATCCGGCATTCACATCGCACTACTACCGGCCCGCGGGCGGGGTTCCCACCCAGGCCAGCGTGCCGGGGTGGACGCCGAGCAATGAAAGCGGCTATGCCGGTACAGCCCCGGTGGCGAGCCCGTCGGGCATCTACAGCCCTGCCAACACGAATCCTGCGTTGAGCAATCCTTCCGCGCCTGGTGCGGGTACCGGACCTGCCCCCGGCCCCGTCGCTGCCCCGGTGGGGGGTGGAACGTTGCCGTTCATGGGTGCCGGCGCGCCGCAGGCAGCGCCGTTCGCCTCGACCCGCTACGGCGGTGTTGAACCGTCCGCCGGCATGGGCGGCGGCGGTCTGGGCATCACCCAGGGCGGCATGGTCGACACCGCGATCGGAATGGCAGCATCTGGGCTTGATTTGATGGCACCAGGCGCCGGCCAGGCCGCGCAGACAGGCATCAAACTGGCCAACCGTGCCATCGAGTACGGCGGTCAGGTCGCCGGTATCGGTGTTCAGGGATTGATGGACACGTTCCTGCCAACCGGTGGTAGCGAGTTGGCGAACAACTCGTGGTTCACCCGCATCCTCGGCGGGCTGGCCGGCGCGGCCCCCGCGCTGCCGAACACGGCCGGCGGCAAGGGAGGACAAGGCGGTCAGCCAGAGCCACCGTTGCAGGGCAATGGGGTCGACCCGAACACCACCCAGCACGGCCAAGGCGGCAATACCACCAACATCACGGTCAACAACCAGCGTGCCACCGAGGACGGAACTGGCCGAGATATTGCCTACCACCAGCAGAATCAGTACTCAGCCCCGGGGATGTGATCAGTGACTGACGTTGTTCGTTACCCGACGGGACCGATCACGCCCCACGGCTGGTATTTCCTGACGAAAGGGCAGGAGCCGATGATGCGGCTCACCGCCCACGATGGGTCTGTCGAGTTCTACCTGATGGGTGGGCATTCGATCCCGAAGCGGATTGAAGCGCCGGAATGTCTGCGAGTCCCGAAAGAGGGTTTGAAGGGGCTGATTCCTCCGTGGAAGCACATTGATCAGAAGGGCGCCACCGAGGACGGTGTCACTCATTTGGATGCGCTGCTGGAGCCGACTGAGGTTGAGCTGACGGTGTGGGCTCGCGGCAGGGATGGCAAGTACACCCGCCAGATCGTGCGGCACCTGTACGGGTCGATCGACGCAATCAAGGAAGCCAAACTGGACTTCCTCACCCCCGATGGTGGGCATTGGTGGGCGAATGTGCGCTGGTTCCAGGGCGCCCCGAAGGATCCGATCATTGGGGCTCAGGAGAAACGGCAACGCGTCACTCTGCGGCTGCGCGCCGACACGGGGTGTTGGCGGACCTACGACCATTCGGATTCGTTCAACTTCGTGTACGACTCGATGGTTGAAAACTTCGACACCGATCACCGGTCCACCCAAGACCTGGGGGATGTGCCGCAATACTACTTCGGTCCCGGGGGTGGCTATTGCACGAGCGATGGCCGGCAGATGGTGTGGGTGGACGATCCGGAGGACACGTTCACCACCGAGCGCCGCGAAGTGGTCAACGGGCCGTGGCCTGATTTCGACACTGACACCAACAATCAGGTGATTGTCCAGCAACATTCGGGGTTTCAGGAATGGTCGGTGCCGGAATCGGCGCGCAACACCATCTGGGGTCGGATGGGGTTCAATGAGGACGGCACTTGGGACGGTTCCGGTGTTCGCCTGTACTACGGCATCGGATGGGTCCGTTTGTCGTACTTCATCGACTTCGAGGAAGTGGCAGTTCTTCGGGAACAGCCGTTGATCTTCCCGCCGCTGCCGACAGAGAAGTTCACCCTCGTGTGCGGCTACGCGGGCGATGAACGCAAGTTCCGGGTCCTGCGCAACGGTCTGCCGATCATGTCGGTGAAAGAGAACGGAACGGGTTCTCCTCTCGGACCGAGCAATCGGGGTGTCGGCAACGGTATGCACGCCGCCTCCGCACTGATCACCCAGGCCACACCCGCGCCGATCGGGAAACTGTCGGCCGGAGACAACGCCAACATGACCCAATCCGGGTGGCTGGAACGCGTCAACATCGGTGACCAGAAAATGTACGACGACTACACCCTGTTCGGGCCGGGGACCTTCAAAATCTATGACGGGCCAGGGTCGGACGAGTACGTGGAGTTCGGGCCTTTGTTGCCGAACCAGATTGTGTTCCTGCGCACCGATCCTCGCGTCAACACCACACTCGTGCAGGACATGACTGTGGTACCCCCAACACCGCAAGAACTGGACATTTTCCAAGACGCCCTGTCGAAGTTCTTGTCGTTCGCCGGCATGAACGAGTCGGCGTTCGGGGATCAGATCAAGTCGATGTTCGGGATCCGTCCCCCGCAGGGCAACTTGTACAAGTATTTGAAGGGCCGATTTTCGGAGCGGGCCGCGATACCACCGATGTCGCCTGGTAGGGGTGCTCAACCGTATTACGTGAAGGTTGAGATCGTCGGCGGGAACGCCGATTCCATGATCGTCGCATCCGGCGTCCCACTGAGGCGCTACCCGCTCTGATGGCGATTGTCATTCACCTCTGGCAGGGAAAAACAGAGGTCGGCTTGTGGTGCCCAGAATGCAAACTTCCGAGCGGAATCAAGGTGCCCCTGTTTAGTGTGACCCACCTTGGGGTCAGGGAAATAACAACTGTTCGGAAATGTTACGACTGCGGAGGTGCGATCGCTGATGCAGATGACTGATGAGCAGCGGTGGCAGAAAGCAGTCCAGTCTGGCAACCCCCAACTGATCGGCACCACAGCACGCGCCTTGGCGGAGAAAAAGTCCAAGGTGAACACAGATTTCCGGTTCACCGTCTGCGATAAGTACTGGGTGCCGATGGCGTCGATCGGCAACGAGCTGATGGAAGCCACCGGCACCGATCCGCGCAACGACTGCGGCACCGCACGCATCAAAGTCAAAGGCAATTCTCCATTGATCCCGATGTTCATGGATTGCCGCAACACCATGGTTGGTGTTGAAGTCGAAACGCAAGGAATGCGCTACAACTTCTACACCAAAGCGCACCGCTTACGGTACGAGAAGGGTGAACTCACCGGCACCGCAGAAGCCCGCGCCATCTGGGACATCCTGAACTACTACGTGATTTGGCCGTCGTGGTGGCTTCCCATCCAGGCGCAGCCGTTCTCCCACGCCATCTTCATCTGGGCGATGCAGACGTGTCTGGAAAACATGGTGGCGGAGTGCGCGATACGCCTGCAATCGGGATGGCTGGAGTTCATCAACAACGGGCTCTCCCTCAACCCGGACATCAAGGCATGGTTCGGCACTGTCCTGCAAGCGTTGAAGCGAGACGGGCTCACCTTGCAGACGTTCACCCGCATGCTGCGCACCCCCATGTATGTGAAGCGCACCAACCCGTTCCTGGACACGTCGCCGATGTTCGGGCGGACCGTGCGTATGGAAACTGTTGGGGCAGTGATAAAGGACGGGACCCGCGCCTATGGTGTGGACACTCGGGTTGATTTGTGGCGGCCGGGTGATCCGCAACCAGATAAGTGGGCCAGGCTCGATCAGCCGACGTATGTGTTTTCGACGAAGGACCGCTCCCAGATCGAAGGCCCTACCAAAACGGTGCTCGATTCAGTGCTGCGCACTGTGATCGATCTCGGTGGATCCTTGGGCGGGATTTTCAAGCCGATCGCCCAGCAGGTACCCGGCATGGATGGGGTGTTCTACTCGCCCCGACTCGGTGTGGATTTCGAACAACCCTACGCCTACCTCGTCGCCCCTGAACCGGGCGAAGATTCGAACATCATCGACTATGAGGTGATTGACAACACCCCTGAGGGCTGGCAGCACATCATCGGAGGACGATCGCCAAAATGGGTCTGTGCCCCCTGGGGAAACCTGGGGGGCACAGGCCCAAGGGCAAACTCTGACTCAATGATTTGATGAATGCCACGTTCGCGTGGCTGATCGACTCCATCATGATCGTCGTCGGATTCACCGGCATCCCCTCCGACCTGCTGTCGGGGTTCCTCAACAACTCGTTCTTGGCGTTCCAGCTGTTGCAGCACTACGAACGCCGCGACGAGGTCGGCCCTTACCATCCGGCGATCGAACGGTTCCACGCCACCGCATCGGCCCCGTACAACATCGAAACGGTTTTCGCGTTCATCAATGCCCTGTTTGATTCGATGGGCAACACCACCGCGCAAGTGACGTTCCGCAACGGTGACCAGTACGCGTTGAACCGGGACATTTTCCGCGGCGGACTGATGTCTCTGGTGTATATGCGGCGGACTCGCATGGTGACGGATTACATCGAAAACGTCATGTGGCGCATCACCCCTGACGAACGCACTGTCACGGTCACGATGGGCGACAACCGCCGAAACGAAGCCCCACTCGCGAAGCATCAGCGGTTCCTCACCGCGATCTTCGAGGCAATAAATGTCATCACGCTTGCGCCCCAATCCTGATTGGAGTCCTTATGTCTTGGCCTACCACCCCTGACGGGAACTACTACCGGTTCGAAGGACTCATCGATATCCCAGTCGATCCGGAGACGGGCGCGGCGGTGCTGTATTTGCGCCCGCAGGGCGGCATGGGTGTCGGCATCCCCGCGATCGCCAACGGTGAGCCTGGCAAGCACGCCGAACTGGACGAGACGATCAACCTCACCGTCATCGAAGACGGCGACCCCACCCAGCCGTCCGCGTCGTTCACCACCCTGGTACCGCCGACGACGGACACCCCCGGTAAGTGGCGCCTGAACCTGGCGTTGCCGAAGGGCGCCAAGGGCGATGACGGGGAAGCAGTGTGGGATCCGACCGACGTTGCGGAAAACCCAGTCGCCGGCCAAATCCCGGTCGTCAACGACCCCGCAGACGGGTTCAACCTGGAAGCGCAGAAGATCACCGAAGTGTTCTTCCCCGCGTCGATCAACAACACCGCCTCCGGTAACGCCAACTCCACCCTGGCGGTCGTGGAGATTCCCGCCCGCCCCTACGCCCGCCGTGTCCGGCCCGTCGGTTACACGGTCGTCACCGGTGAAGGCGCAGACGTGCGGGTCGACCTCGTCGCCCGTCTCAACGGCGAATCGGGCGGCAACGTTGTGGGACGCTGCCCCGGTATCACCCAAACCGAACGGCTCACCCTGATCCCCGGTAAACCCACTGGCTCGGCGGGACCGTATGACACGATCGCCGCCGGAGACACCGCGTTGGTCTACATTCGCTGCGAACGGCAAGCCGGGTCCGTCACTTACACAACGTCTGCGTCGAGCAGCAACTTCAGCGTTGAGGTGACCCCGGCCTGATGACCATGGAGATGCCGGATTGGGCGAAGGAAATTCCCTCCGCCCCAATCCACCGCCAACCTGCAGGCTCCGAAGTGGTGCGGCCCCTCACGCCGCAGCAGCTTGTGGAGTTCGGCAAGGAACTGATCGAACAGTTCCTCCGCCGCGTCGTACAGGCGTTGGCTGGTGTGTTCATTCCGGGGATCCCATCGTTCGACCAGTTGAAAGACTGGGCGCTGCACAACATTCCTGGGTTGGCGCAGATCCTTGACCTGATCAACGATATTTTGTCGCCGATTTTCGGTGGTATCGATTTCTCTGACGGTGTGCAGCCGGCCGAGGTGTGGGAGACGGTCACCCGGGTTTTCATCGAGCCCTTGAACTTGTTGATCGGGCCGCGGTCGTTGCTGGCGCAGTTGTTCGGACAGTTGGGGCGGGCGCAGTCCATCAACTTGTTGTCGGCGGGCGAGTTTGCTTCTGGTTCGATCACGAGTGACGCCGGCTGGTCTATTGATGCGGGCAAGTCGCGCAGCAGTGACGGTTCGGGTGCGGCGAAGATCGTTGCGGATGGCACGCAGAAGGCGATTCACACCGAAGACGTGATCGCGGTGGCGCAGGAGTTCACGCCGAAGGTGTTCATTGCGCATGAGGGGTATGTGGGTTCGGGTGTTGCTGTCCGGTTGCAGGTGATTCCGCATCGCGGCGATGTGACAGATGAGCCTGTCGATGTGGCGACCTACACGCCGAGTGCGGCGGATGTGGAGTGGCCGGGTGTTGAGCTGTCGGGGGTGTATGAGCCTGCTGAGGGTGTGACGGGGGTTCAGGTCCGGTTCCTGGTCACTGAAACCGTCACGGGTGGAACGTTTTATTTCGATGATGCGTCGGCGTCGCAGAACACCCGGTTGAAGCAGGATTGGGTGGATGGTTTGCCTGACGTTCTGCAGAACTTGTTGGGTCGGATCAATCTGCTGATTGAGACGATCATCAATACTTTGCGGGGCACGGTCGGGGCGATTCTGAACCCGTTTGAGGAGTTGGTGGAGGCGTTGACGTCGATCAACCCGGCCAACATTTTGGGGTCGCTGGGTGCCGGCAATATTGCTGAGGCGATTCAGGATTTCTTGGACCACCTCGTTGGTGGGTTGGTGGGTCAGCACGGCACGGGGGCGAGCCTCCCGGACTTGTTTAACACGATCCTTCAGGTGTCGTCGAACGCGGCGCAGGGGGCGTTTGCGTGGCTGCTGGCGGGGATCTCCACGAACAAGCCGGTTGATAAGGGTTTGTTGCCTTCGGGGGACGCGAATTATCCGTATTCGAATGCGAATACGTGGCTTCCGGTGACGCAGAACGCGACGCTGGCCATCACCTACCGTGCCGCCAAGTCGGAGGCGCTTGGTGTGATCGGCTGGCTCGGTAAGGGATCGCAGGACATCACCGCGTGCTACGCGAATGTTCGCAAGATCGACAAGGCCACGGGTGCGCGGGGGCTGGTGCATCATTCGCCGAACCTGGTGTCACTGCTGCCTGCTGGTGACACGACCGGCTGGGTGTACTACCAGCTTGACGAGGCGCTGCCCCGCGAGGTCAGCGACGAGTTCGAGGTGCAGGTTGTGATCGTCGGGTCGGGCACGCACTACATCCGCGGCTACGACGAAGAGGATGACATTCCTGATCATCCGTATGCGAATGTGAAGTCGACGGCGGCGGTGCGCGACGAGACCGCTAATCCGGACAATCCCCCGTTGGTGATTGCGAAGTCGGCGGTGGTGCGTTCGGCGAAGGTGCCGTGGATTGAACTTGCCGTGGACACAGGTTCGGGTTCTGATCATTACGACCCGATGGTTCTTTACTTGGGCACGAATGAGACGACGATCGCGAAGCCGAAGTGGGCGAATGCGTTTGACCTGTTTGGTGTGGGTGGTTCGGGTGGCGGCCGGCAGGCGTCTTTGGCGCAGTTCGGTGAGGGCGGCTGGCCTGGTAAGCCGAACGGCGCGACTTTCATTGAGGGTGAAGATTTCGACGCCGATGAGGACGTGATCATTTCCCTTGTTCCGGGCGCGCCGGGTGCTGGTGGTACTGGTGTGGGCGGCAATGGTGGCGACACTGTGTTTTCGTTCGAAACGTCGACTGGTGTGCACGAGTTGCGGTGTGAGGGCGGTGCGGGTGGTGATTCGCTCGGTTTGATTGGGAAGCCGATCGGCCGTGGTTACCCGGATCCGTTGGAGTACAACGGCGAGCAGTATTTGGCGGGTGGGCATCAGAAGGTGCCGAGTGGTGGTGGTATCGCGCCGGGTGGTGGCGGTAATGGTGGTGACCGGTTCCTCAACCATGGTGGTCCTGGTGCTCCTGGTGGTGGTTGGGTGAAGTTTTACCGCCGGGCGGTGGATGCGCCTACCCCGGAGCCTGTTGATACGACGCCGCCGACGCCGCCGACGACTGAGGTTGTGCGGAAGTCGTTCTCGACTATCACGGTGCGAGCAGTGGGGAGCACAGACGAATGAGCGTTGTCTCCTACAACGTGTATGACGCGGATACGGATCAGAAGCTCAATGAGCAGCCGATTCCGATTGATCAGGATTGGGATTGGACTGGTCGGGCGTCTGGTACCCCGTACCGAATTTATACCCGCACGATTGATCAGGCCGGCAACATTTCTGATCCTGGCCCGGTCACTGAGGTGACGACTGAACAGTTCACTCCCGATTCGGAGATGGATCCTGCCGATAAGGCGGTCATTGATCAGATTTTCACGGATGCGATGGCCGCCGGGGCGGGACCTGGCCTGATCTGGTACATCTCGGGGCCGAAGGGCACCTATATTGGCGCGCGCGGTTCGGCGGGGAAACGCCCCATCACTGTCGATGATCATTTCCGGATCGGTTCGGCGACGAAACCGTTCGTGGCGGTCGCGGTGTTGCGTTGTGTTGATCAGGGGTTGTTGTCGCTGGAGGACACGATCGACCAGTTCGACACCGACCAGTACAAGTTGAGTGATATTCCGAACGCCAGCAAGATCAAGGTTCGGCACCTGCTGATGATGCGGTCGGGTGTGTTTGATGAGCAAAAAGACCTCGGCATGTTGTTGCGGTTGGTGTTGTTCCCGACGATGGAGTTCAACGAGCAGGCCCATTTCAACATCGCCAAGGGCAATCCGCCGATGTTCGAGGTGGGCACCGACTTTCATTACACCAACGCCAACTATGTGCTGCTGGGCCTGATCGTCCAGGCGGTCACCGGCCGCAACATCCGCAACGTGGTCATCGAGGACATGTTCGAGCCGTTGGGGCTGACAGAAACGTCGTGGCCGAACACGTCGGAGATGCCGGCACCGTATGCCACGGGGCACGGTGGCGGCGCGGGTGGTGACCCGACAGTCATTCACCCGTCGTACGCCTACGCGGCGGGCTGCATCGTGTCCACCATCCACGACCTGCACAAGTGGGTTGAGGCGCTGCGGGATCGGGTTCTGTTGTCACCTGAGACGCACGCGGTGTGGATGTCGACGTTCTGCCCGATCGGCATGCAACCCGACTTCGGGGCGCCGCCGCAGGTGGGTTACGGGCTGGGCATGTACGACTTCGGCGAGTGGAAAGGCCACGCGGGCTCGTGGCCTGGCTACGAGTGCTCGCCAACATGGCATCCGGAATCGGGTGCGATCGTGTGCATTGCGGAGAACTCGCAGACGACGGGCACCGACAAGATGACAGTGTCGACGTTCTCGCGGATGTTCCCGCAGATCGCCGAGTTCATGCTGCCCGGCTCGATGGCAGCCAAGGAATACACGTCGTGTTCGGTGGCTGCGGATCCGCGCGCGTTCCCGATGGCGCCGGCCAGTTTGGGTTATGGCGGGGTATCCGAGGCGTTGGCGGGCAGCGGGGCGGTGTCGAAGCCGTTCACCGCGGCGGCCGGCGCTGACGTGTTCGCTTTCGTGAACTGGGATCGCCAGGGTTCTATTCCGGTCGTCAAGTACGGCGGTGTGGACATGACACGTATCGCGGTGGCGTATCACAACAATGATGCTCAGTACGGTGGGCAGGCCCTGTATCGGTTGGCGGGCGCTGGCACTGGTGTGTCGAAGACGCTTGCGGTTTCGGGTGCTTCGACGTGGATCACGGGGTTTGGTGTGTCGTTTGGCCCGGTGTCGGGTGTGTCGTCACCTTCGGTGAACTTCGGTATGGGGACGGTGCATTCGCATTCGGTGGCTGCGCAGCCCAGTTCGATCACGTTGCAGGCGTTTTCGGGCGCGTATGGTTCGTCGCAGTTGGGGACGGTGTCGGGTGGCCGGAATCGGGCCCGGTTCGTGGGTGTGTCACCGCAGCTGGTGGTGAACACGGCGTTTCAAACCGGTGTGGTGTCGGCGCTGTCGCCGACGGCGAATCGGTGGTCATCGATCGCGGTCGACATTCAGATCGCCCAGGACGTGGATTTGAAGCCGTTGCCGCGTGTCCTGCCTGTGACCGGCGGTCAGCCGCAGGTGTTGATCGATGTGGCGAACAAGGTTTTGGCTCCTTCGCCTGCGGCGCTGCATGTTTCGGGTGGTCGTCCTGGTGGTGAGGCGCTCACCCCGGCGGGTGCGGTGGTGTCGGTGACGGGTGGCCAGCCGGCTATCGAGGTGAAGGCCGCGTTTGAACCGTTCACTGAGGAGAACGTGAATCGCACCAACGCCCCGGTGCCGGTGGGCACTACGGGTGCGTGGGTGCGCCTGGGCGGCGCCGGTGGTGGCGGCGGCTCCGGTCGACGCTCGAACTCGGGCTACCGCTACGGCGGTGGCGGTGGCGGCGGCGGCGCGTACATCGATGTGTGGGTGCCGGTGGAGCTGATGGGATCGACGTATTCCGTAACCCTCGGCACTGGCGGCGCGGGCGGCGCCAAGGCGTACTCCGGTGACGGCAGGGACGGCGCCGACGGCGGCGCGTCGACGTTCACCTCGGGTGGTGTGTCGCTCACCGCGAACGGCGGCCAGGGCGGCAAAAAGGGCACCAGCTCATCGTCCAGCGGCGCGCGCGGCCTCGGCGGCACCGCGGTCATCACCGGCATCACTGCAACGGGGTTCTCCGGCGGCAACGGCGGCAACGGCGGCAGCAGCCCAACCAATGGCCAGAGTCGCACCAACGGCGCTGGCCGTGGCGGTGGCGGTGGCGGTGGCAAGCTGTCCAACGACAACACCATCAGTGGTGGATCAGCTGGCACCAGTGATGGCCCCGCAGGCAAAGGCGGCAGCGGCTCAAGTGGCGGCAGCGGTGACGGCTTCAATGGCGGCACCGGCACCGATGGCTACAACCGTATCGAGTGGTCCAACCTTCCGAATGGGGGTGCGTGATGCCCGGATGGATCGTGGAAACCATCATCACCCCCGCCCCGGCGGCGATGACTGTCGCCGGGGGCCAGCCCCCGGTAGAGGCCACGCAGCATGTCCTGCTGCAACCCGCCGCAGCCGCCCTCACCATCACCGGCGGGCAGCCATTGTCGGGGCCGGTCGCAATCCCCACCGCCGCTGCACTCACCATCACCGGTGGACAACCCCAGATCCGGCAAGCCCGCATCCTCGAACCCAGTGCCGCCAACCTCACCATCACCGGCGGCCAACCCGTTGTCACCCAAGCCATGCGGCTCACACCGGCCGCGGCGGCGATGACCATCACCGGGGGACAACCAGTCGTCACCAGCAAAGCACCCGCCGCATACCAGGCGGTCGGCGCCGGAACGATCACCTCAGGCAGCCCATCACTATCCTTCACCGCCGCAACCGGCGCAGACGTATACGCAGTCATCAACTGGGACCGCTCCGGAGGCGGCGTCTCCACCATCACATACGGCGGCGTCGCCATGACCCTCGTCGCCACCTTCAACCACAACAACACCCCCGCCAACGGTGGTGTCGCCATCTACCGACTCGCCGGCGCAGGAAACGGCGCAGCAAAAACACTCGCCACCACCACATCCGGCCTGGCCTGGTACTACCTCAACGCCATCTCATTCACCAACGTCGCCACAGTCGGAACCGCCACCGCAACATACGGATCCAGCACCGTCGCCTCACAAACGATCACCGCCCCCGCCAACGGGGTGATGCTGATGGTGGCGACCTCGGGTGCGGGCGCTGGGGCGGTGTACGACTTCACTGCGTTCTCCGGACAAACCAACAGGTTTCACGGCGCGTCGAGTGCCACCTCACTGGCGTTATCCACCGCCACCGCATCCGGCGCAACCAGCGCGACTGCCGCCGCGGCGCAGGCGTGGACTGTCGTTTCAATTCCGCTGAGTTAACCCAACAACCCCTTCGAAGCCCACCAGAAAGCCTGGTGGGCTTTGCCATTTGAATGGAAACCACTGTGGCCGCTGGAACTTGGACCCTGCCGTCCGGAGCCCGCAAAATGCTTCTCGACGGAACCTTCGACCTCGACTCCGACACCTTCAAAGTCGCCCTCGTCACCTCGTCATCCAACATCGGTGCATCGTCCACCACATGGTCCGGTGTCACCGGTGAAGTGTCGAACGGCAACGGCTACACCACCGGCGGTGTCTCCGTCACCCTCACCCTCACGGGCACCACAAGCGTGGCGGTGTCATTCGCCACCAACCCCGTGTGGACCGCTTCCGGGTCGGGCATCACTGCACGCTGGGCAGTGCTGTACGAGGTCAGCGGCAACGTGCTTGCTTATGTCCTTCTCGACACGACGGGCGGCGGTCAGGACGTGAGCGTTTCCGCCGGCAATACTTTGACAATTGACAGCGACGGCACTCCGTCACCTGTGTTTACGTTGTCCTAGAAACGTTCAACAAACGACGCCTTACACCGACCGTAACAACAGACGGGATGTTACGGTCGGTGTATGAAAATTCCCTGCCGCAACGGAAAGTCGCAAGACCAATACGTGCAGGATGAAACTGGTCAGTGGTTTTGTCTTCATCCCTACAAGGGGAAGACTGGGAGAACTCTCATAAGCCGGATGAAGGTAACTCCGCGCATGTGCGTCCACTGCGGCCAGGAGTTCGTTAACCGTCGTCCGACTACCAAGTTATGTTCAGACGAGTGCAACTGGGCGTATCAGAAGGGTCGGCACAAGAAGCCATTCAAATTCGAATGCATCGTCTGTGGCGCAGAATTTGAACGGAAAGTCCGCGGACAGCAACGTAAGACCTGTTCAGCTAAGTGTGCTCACGCGCTGGCAGATCAGCACCGGGGATATCTGAGCGGACCCGATCACCCTCACTGGAAAGGTGGGAAACGTCTCCAGACTAAAGCGGGATACGTGATGGTGTATGTCGGCGTCGGACTTCCAAGTCGCTTAGAACACCGCGTGGTGATGGAAGAGGTACTTGGCCGCCCGTTGCAGCGTCACGAAGAGGTGCATCACAAGAACGGGATCCGAAACGATAACCGTCCAGAGAATCTGGAGCTATGGGTTAAGCGCCAGCCTGGCGGAACTCGCGTCAAGGATCTGATCGCGTATGCGCGCTGGGTTCTTGAGACCTACGGTCCTGAAGAGGACAAGCTCTAGTCAGCGGGTTCCGCGGCGTATCTGGGATACGCGTTGTCGGCTGGTGACGCCGAGAGCGTCGGCGACTTTCTCCCAGTGGATACCGGATTCGAGGGCCTGGTTCACCAGGTCTCGGATGTCATCCTTGAGGGTGTCCTGTTGACGCCGTTTGGCGCGGATCTGTGCGAGCAGATCTTCTTCCATAAATCGAAGTCTAGCATTGCTTGACAAGCTGTCCAGCATTGCTAGACTCGAGTCATCAACTTGAGACACCGCCCGGCGGGGCGAAAGGCCTGAGAAACCAACCCCGCCGGACGGCCCACCCCCAACAGGAGGCCCACCAATGCTACGCACCGCCATCGCAACCATCACAGCCGCCCTCGCCCTCGCACTCCTCACCCCCGCAGTCGCAGACGCCGCACCCAAACACTGCGACAACCACGGCACCGGACACGGCAAAATCTACAAGCACGCCTGCGCCACCGGACCCGGCGGAGCAAGCGCCGACTGGACCTACGCCAAAAACCCCGACGGCACACCCAAGATGGACGGCACCAAACACATCTACAAGTGCCAACGCCACTGCGGCGGCGGACGCCACCACACTGAAACCACCGAGCCCTGGTGACCGGCCATGAACAAGATCCACATCTCCAGCCACGGCCCCGCCGGCTGGAACGCCACCATCCTCTTCACCGCAGGAACCGTCCTCACCGTCGCTGACGACCAAGGCCGCAAACACCTCATCGACACCTCCCGCGTCACCGTCAGGAGACTGTCATGACCAAACGAGTAGCGGGGGCGATCGGAACCGGACTCCTCGGCGGTGTCGCACTCACCGGACTCATCTCGTGGATGTTCGCCACAGGACATCCAGCGATCGACTTCTTCATCGAACGCGACACCCTCTTCTACATCTGAACAACCCCCCACAGAAACCCCGCCACCACGAGGTGCGCGGGGTTTCTGCATGAAAGGACCCCCGACATGGACCGTCTCGGAATTATCCTGCTCAAACTGCTCGGACCGCTCGCCGACAGGATCGCTGACCGCATCGCCGACAGGATCACCGAGAACCTGCCCGATCTGTCCGATTTGGATGATCAGATCGTCGCGAAACTCCCTGACCTGTCCAACCTTCCAGAACAGGTCATCAACATCATCGACGGCGCGCTCCGCTCCATCCCCGTTCTCGGCGGAATCCTCGGCGGGAGCAAGCGGTGACACACACCAACGACACCTACGCGCGCGAAATCCTACGCGCCGGAAACGACCTCGGCATCACCCCGCGCGGAATCGTCATCGCGTTCGCAACCGTGTTCGTAGAGTCCGACTGGTACATGTGGGCCAACGCGAAAGTCCCAGAATCACTGCGCCTTCCACATGAACGCGTAGGTAACGACGGGCGCAGCGTCGGCCTATTCCAGCAGCAAGTGGTGTGGGGCAACGGCGCATGGTGGTGGGGCGACGCAGCCACCTGCATGGACCCCTACAAGTCCGCCCGACTGTTCTTCGAACGCCTCAAGACCCGCGACTACAGCACCGGCGACCCGGGAGCGCACGCCCAAGCCATTCAACGCTCGGCATACCCAGATCGATACGGACAGCGCATGTCCGAAGCGCAGAACTACTACAACCAGCTCGCAGGAGAGGACGCAAACGTGGGATTCAGCGGAGATCCCGTCTGGCTCGAAGACGTTCTACGAGAAGCCCTCGGCGACCGACTCGTAGTCGCCCAGGCCGACTGGAAAGAACGCGGGACCGGCGGCGTAATGGGCGACATCTGGGGCGTCATGATCCACCACACCGGCAACGACCGAGAAACCGTCGCCGGAATCCGTGACGGCCGCCCCGACCTGAGAGGCCCACTATCGCAATGCCTCATCACCCCCGACGGGAAATGCCACCTGATCGCCGTCGGCCCATGCAACCACGCTGGGACCGGCTCGTATCCCGGCGTCGGCACCAACAACGGCAATCAGCGGCTCATTGGCTTCGAGTGCGCCTGGCCCACCATCCGCCCCGACGGCTCGTTCGATCCCGCGCAGCGCTGGCCCGACGCCCAGATCATCACCATGCGCGACGCCACCGCGGCGGTGCTGAAACGACTCGGCCATGACTCCAAGCACGTCATCGGCCATAAGGAATGGGCCGGTGCCACACAGGGCAAGTGGGACCCCGGCAACCTCGACATGAACTGGTTCCGCGGCGAAGTCCAGAAAGACCTGGACGGGTTCGTGTTCCCCGGTGAGCAGCCGTCGGCACCGCAGCCTGGCCCGGCCTTGCCGCCCGACTACGACAAAGAGGTGTGGGATCAGCTGCGCATCCTGTGGCCGCAGCTCGGACACCGCACCCTCGTTGACGCCGTGGCGGCGATCGGCGCGAAGCTCGGCATCGAAGGCTGCTACGACGTCAAGGGCAAGTCCTGATGCGCATCGACGGGCAGTATGTGGGCCTCGGGTTGGGTGATTCGTCCGAGGAAATCCGCCGGATCAAGACGTTCATGCGGAAAAAGTTCGCCTCCTACGCTGGGCATCTCACCGACACCCCGCTCTACGACGAGCAGATGACCGCCGCGGTCGCTGAAATGCAGTCCCGCTACAACGCGGCAGGACTGTTGCGCGACGGGCTCTACATCCCGGGGATTGTAGGGGCCGAAACCAAGTACGTCATGGGCTACCTACCGCGCCCCGTCGTGGACACCCGGCCAGTCCTGTTCACCGTGTGCGGCACCGGCGTGCCCTGGTGGGTCGGCCCCGACGCCGACACCGCACGCGCCGTCGAAGACCAATACCTGTGGCAACCCATCGGATACCCCGCCGCACCGTTCCCGATGGGCCGATCCATCACCGCAGGAATCACCGAGGCGCACAACCAGGCCAACCGGTGGCGCGAACGCATCGAAACCCACGGGACCGCACTGGCGGGCTATTCGCAAGGCGCGGTGGTCCTCTCGGAGCTGTGGATGAACCACATCGCACCCGAAGACGGCTCCCTGCGATGGATGAAACCCCATGTGCGTAAAGCGGTCACGTGGGGCAACCCGAACCGCGAACTCGGACACGTGTGGGCTGATCACGGCGGCTCCCCAATGGCCCCATCCAACACCCAGGGCGTGTCCTCCAACGGCATGCGCAACACCCCCGACTGGTGGCGCGACTACGCCCACCAAGGCGACCTGTACGCCTGCACCGAACCCGGCGACACACAAGAGGTCCGAAACGCCATCTGGCAGATCGTGCGCGACCTCGACCTGTTCACCGGCCCCGATTCACTGCTGGCCCAAGTGATCGAACTCGCGCAAGCCCCGCTGCCGGAAACGATCGCGATCACCCGGGCGATCCTCGACGCCGGCATGTTCTTCGCGAAACGCACCGGCCCGCACGTGGACTACAACCCCCAGCCCGCCATCGACTACCTACGCACATAGGAGGCACCATGCTGACACGTTCATTCTGGATCGACGCCGCCGAGCGGGCCATACGCACATTCGCCCAAACCGCGATCGCCACCCTCGGCGCCGGGGCAGTCGACCTGATGACCACCGACTGGATATCGGTGCTGTCCGTGTCCGGCGGCGCGGCCGTCGTATCACTGCTGATGTCGATCGGCGCCGAACGCCGCGGAAACCCCGGAACGGCGTCGGCCACTAGAGCGGTCACCGCCGCATGATCTGGGAATCGGTGCGCGAAGCGGTGAACGCCGCGTACCAGCCTGACGACGGTATCGACCTGATAGGACTGCTCATCATCGGACTGCCCTCCACCATCGCCGCCATCGGAACAGGGATCGTCGGCGTACTCACCGTTCGGGGGCAGCGCAAAGGCCGGGAGCGCGCACGCCAGATCGACGCGAAAACCGATGAGATTCACGAGCAGACCGTCAACACCCACGACACCAACATGCGTGACGACCTCGACGAGATACGCGATCTGGTGCGCGACGGCTTCAAACAGATCCAACGCGACATCGGCGGACTGCGGGAGGAGCTGCGAACCGAACGACTGGAACGAATCGAAGGCGACAAACGCCGCGACCGGTAACCACCAGGAAAGAAGGGCGCACGAATGTCACTACTGGCCGATCTCGCGGGCCTGCAACCCCGCACATGCCCCGCATGCGACTGGGCGGGCGCCCGGTCGAAACAGGAACGCGCAGAGATAAACACGGCGGTGGAGTCCGCCAAACGCGGTGAGGTTCAGTTCACCGACGTGCTGCGAGTACTCGTCAAACACGGCATGCCCGACATGAATCCGCAATCGTGGCGGCACCACGCGAGGAACCATCATGTCCCTGACTAGCGACCTACGTCAGGTCCGCATATCCGAGGGTGTGCGCAACAAGATTCTGATCCTCGACGTCGAACGGCTCCCCGGCATCACTGAACAGTACTGGTGGGACAGGGGCGACCTGAAGAACCGGTATGTGCAGTACGAGACGGTGACCCGAATGCCGCGCACCACGATCGTGTGCGCCAAGTGGTACCACGACGCCGAGGTCATTCAACTCGCGGAATGGGACAGTGGTGGCCGCAAACGGTTCCTGCGGCGCGTGCATAATCTGCTGTCGCAGGCTGACATTGTTGTCGGGCACTACATCGACGAGGCGGATGTGCCGTGGCTGAAAGGCGACCTGCACATCGAGGCTGGGTTGCCGCCGCTGCCGCCGTTCAAGACGGTGGATACGCTGAAGGTGTTGCGTCGTGAGTTCAAATCCGGGGCGCCGTTCAAAGGGTTGGATGCGTTCTGCCAGATCGTCGGGCTGCCAGCGAAAACTGATCGCTACGACCGGTTCGCGATGGAACGCGCCGTGACGGAGAAGAGCACTGTGGACCGGGAACGTCTCATCGACTACTGCGCCGGCGACGTCATTGCCACACAGGGGTTGTACGACTTCCTGAGGCCGCACATCAAGAATCATCCGGCGCTGTTTGTGGACGGCGAGGACAAGCTGACGGTGTGTAACCGGTGTGGCAGCGAGACTGTGCTGATTCCGCGCCGATATGTGGCGAACGTGCTGACCTACACGATGCGCCGCTGCACCAGCTGCGGCGCGCATTCGCGGCTGTCCATCGAACCGGAACGCATGAGCGTCGTGCGGGGGGTTTGAACGTGAACATTCGTGTGTGTACGTTCCTCGATCACGGTGTGACGGTGGGATTTCTGTGGGACGCGGTCAAGGCATGGGTGGTGCGTCGTGATGTCCGCTGATCCTGTTCGCGGCGCGATCCAAGCCAGCCTGGACGCGATGGGCGACGGTTGGCAGGTGGCCCACTATGTGGTGGTCGTCGGACTGGAACGCATCGACGGCGAGCGCATGGACCTGGGTGCTACAACCGTGATCACACCCCTAGGGCAGGCCGGGTATGTCACCGATGGTTTGGTGAACCGTTATTGGGATGAGTCGTCCGGTGAGTGATCCGCAGTTGGAGTTGTGGCGGTCGGTGTGGCTGGCCGTCGTGGCGGGGATGATCGTCGCGCTGCTGGTTTACGTCCTGGCTTAATCTTCGGATTGTGAAGGCCTGCTGGACATCGCGTGCGCAGCACTCCTCGCGTACGCGATTCTGTCATGACACGGTAGTAGTATTGATGGCCTGGACAATGGCAACTGTTCACGAGAGCCGCCCCCTTGCACACACTCCAGTGCAAGGGGGCGGCTTTCTTTGTGTCTTCAGCTGGTCGGCGCGTTCTTCGTGTCGACTCTGCTATGCAACATGAAATCCGTGTTGGTGTCGCCACGCTGATAGATGTGCACCACCCCGTCAACAACGATGACCAGAATTCGGCCGCCGTCGGCGAACGCCTCCAACTGTTTCCCGTCCGGCACCGGTACACCGGGCTTCAGGCTGGAGGTCATGAACGTTATGGTGTCGTACGTCATGTCACCCGGTGTTTCCCTCCCTGTGAGACTGAATTGCAGGGGGCTCATGCGCGCGCCTCGTACTGTTCCTTCGTGATCTCCACGGCATGAGGAAAGCACTGGAAGAACTCATCTCCGTACAGGTCGCCCATGTCGGTGCTCGCGGCCGAATTCATCGCCACCGTTGTCACATCACCCGGATGCGGCCAGTCCTTCGCCTCCGACACGATCCAGTACGGGTGCATCATCCCCGGGACGCGGTAGTACCTCGTCATTCGAACCTCTCCCTTCCGTCTAGTGAGTGGTGCGTGATCACCCAGCCGCAAGCACCGTCAGCATCGAACACCGGCTCCACCGTTGGACCACACGGGCAGTCGGTGCCTTCATCGTCATGCTCAATGAGATCGTTATTCGGCAACACATGCACGGTTTCGGCCATCACTGCCCCCGCTGCTCGGTGAAGTCGTAGAACAGTTCCGCGATTTCGGAATCGCTGTACAGCCATACTTCAGCGACTTTCACTATGCCTGCTTCGATGAGGCCGTTGACCATCATTGCCCGCACGGGTTCGGACAGTTCAGCGCTCATGGTCATTGCTCCTTGAGCCATCGTTGGGAACCCTCACAACCACCACACATCAGCGGCCATCACCGTCGTACTCACCGCGAGCCTCGCACAGGCGCTTCCACAGCTCATCTCGATACGCCACATTCGCTGCCCGGTCCGGCTGCCCGATGCTTTCGAACGCGATGCGGGACGCGTGCTCCCACTCGGACTTCAGTTCCTCTATCCGGTCCGACTCCATCACTGCTGCTCCTTGATCCATCGTTGGGTGATCGGCCTCTTACTCGGATCGCCCTTCATCGCAAACCGTCCCTGATCTGATACACGCGGGCTTTCGAGATGCCCGCATGTTCGGCAATTTGAGGGCCGGTGAATCCGGCCTCGAAAGCCTCTCGGATGAGTTTGGTGAGCCGTTCATCCACTTCGGTGGATGCCTTGCTCAGCGCGATTCGTAGATCTCTGACAGCGGCGATCTCATCCAACAAGCTCACACCAGAAGTGTATTTCAATCAGGGCAAGCGCGCTGTAATTCTAGGGCCGGTTCGTCCGCAAATCACACGTCTACCGGACGGTACTCCCCGTACACCCCGCGCGGATCCTGGTCCGGGCCTGCGGTCATGGCGGAATCGTACTGCCAGCGACCGGTGGCGTGCAGCGGATTTTCAACGGTGACCTGCGGACTTAACTGCCACACGGATACCACCCTGGGGTATCGAGGGTGTGGGTGACACTGTCACCCGACGCGAACTGAAACCGCTGGTAGCGAGCTGTGGTGAGCGTATGTCGCCTAGTGCGGAGTGGTGTGTGACCTGCGGAAACACCATATCTCGCCGGGTTCAATTCCCGGCAGCTCCACCAAAACCGCAGGTCAGAGACCTGAAAATAACCGAAAATCGATTTGTCACCCACATGTCACCCACTTCGTTGGGGTAACCTGCCAGTCAGGTACCTCAAAGGAGGGGTGACATGGCCTTTATCCGTCCCCGCAAGCGAGCCCACGGCATCGGCTACGCCGTGCTGCACAAGGTCAACGGACAACAAACCTCACTGGGCACCTTCGACGACGAGAAGGAAGCCGAGGAGTTCCGCGACGCCGTGAACTCCATCGGCGCGGAGAAGGCAATGCTGGCGTGGGGTATCACGCCCACCAAACAAGCGGCGAGACGATCCACCGCCCCCACCGTCTCCGAGTGGCTGGAGCGCTACATCAATTCACGAACCGGCGTCACCAAAACCACCCTGCACGACTACTCGTCCTACCTGAAACATGACATCGCCCCCGTCCTGGGGGCGATCCCCATTGACCTTCTGACGAGTGATGACATCGCCGCATGGGTGCAGGGCCTCGCCGCGCGTGAGTTGGCCGGCAAGACGATCGCCAACCGGCACGGGTTCCTGTCTGCCGCGTTGAACGCTGCGGTCGCCGCCCACGAGATCCCCCACAACCCCGCCATCGGCACACGTATCCCCCGCACGGAACGTAAGGAGATGTGCTTCCTCACCCGCGACGAGTTCAACCTGCTGCTTGCCCAGTTCGCTCCGCGCTGGCAGCCTCTGGTGCGGTTCATGGTCGCCTCCGGTGCGAGGTTCGGGGAGGTGTCGGCTCTCAGGCCCGCCGATGTGGACCGCACCCATAACACGGTGTATATCGGGCGCGGCTGGAAACGCACCTACGACGGGGCGGGCTACGAGCTGGGTGCGCCGAAGACGAAGCGGTCGGTGCGCACCATCAGCGTGCACCCCGCGCTGCTGGGTGACCTCGACTACAGCGGCGAGTTCCTGTTCACCAACACTGTGGGCAAGCCGCTGCGCGCCCCGGGGTTCCGGAGCAATGTGTGGTATCCCGCTGTGGAGAAGGCCTGTGCGGCCGGGTTGGCGAAGAAGCCCCGGATTCATGACATGCGGCATACGTGCGCGTCGTGGATGATCGCGGGTGGGGCGAACATGTACGCGGTGCAGCGGCACCTTGGTCATGAGTCGATTCAGACCACGATCTCGTTGTATACGCATTTGGACCGGTCGGACAGTGAGCGGGCCGCGAAGATCATTGGTGATGCGCTGGGCATCTGAACAAAAGCGCCCCCACCAGGGGTAAATACCTGGTGGGGGCGCTTTTTGCGTTTGAGGGGGCTTATTCGGTCATGGTCCATGTTCCGCAGCCGCTTGTGCGGAACATGATGCGGTGGTCGCCGTTGATCGTGCCGGTCCACGACGCCACACCGTCGGGTTGGATGTTCGCGCGGACGGTGCCTGATGCTGCTTCACCTTCGCGGAGTGTTTCGCCGCCGCGATACTCGGAGACGCTGACGATGGCCCAGGAGCAGCCGGGGGAGCTGGGCGGGACGGTGGCGGTGTAGGTGCCCCAGTCGTATCCGTCGGCGCCGCCCATGTTGTGGTAGCCGTCGCCGGGGATGGTCCGGTACGGGTTCACGCGCGCCGTGGTGGTGGTTGGCGTTGTGGCGGCTTGCGTTGTGGCGTCGTCATCCTTGTCGCCACGGGCGGAGACGATGGCGACAAGGGCGAGGACGCCGAGCGCGGCGGCCATCACTTTGCCCAGCGAGACTGTGTTGGTGTTGTTGTTCATGGATGTGTGCGCTTTCTGGTGAGGGGCTGGCAAACGTGACGCACTGTCGGTTATCTAATCGTGATATTCCCATTTGTGGGCTTCGTGTGTCGATCTTGGCAACGATCCGTTAGCGTCTACGCATCCGGTTGCGAGGGGTGGCCGGTGTTGTTCATTTCGGTAGGTGCAGCCCATGTTTGATGACGAACTCGACACTCTGCTGGCGCGGATTTTGAACGCGATGGATGAGTGCCCGCCAACAATGTGGTCGCTGGACCGGGCGCGCCTAGTCCTTGCGGCGTTGACGCGCCCGGACGCTCCTGGCGACGTGGGCGTGGATCGCAGGGCCTGTTTCGCTGGCCCTAGGCTGGCGCGGTTGCGGCGGTTCACCGGGCCTGGCGCCTAAGGCTTCCTCCTGGTCTTGATGCGTTTCGCGCGGTGTTCGCGTCGTCTGCGCAGTTTCCATGACATTTCGTACCTCCTGTAATCGTCGCCGGACTTCGGCGAGAAGTTCGTCATCTGAGTAGCGGCCTATCGCTGGCTCAGGTGGCGGCGGCGGAATATCTGACTGCTGAAATCCGGCTATCGCCAGGGCTTCGGTCACATCCCATTCGACGGCTCGGGCAGCGGCGGCCACGGTGGATGCGGTCGTTCCGATTGGGATCAGTGTCCCTTTGTTGATCTGCCACCCCGTTTCCAGTTGCTTCCACCGTCCTGCGCTGACGGCTGGTTTGTCGCTGCCTGGTGGCGTTGTGCGCCGTGAGGCTTCGCGCTGAGATAGCCCGACGCGCTCCCTGTGCCGCTTGAGTTCTGGCCCGAATGGCCAGTCCTCGCGGTGTTCCTTGTTCTCGTTCACGCCTACATGTTCGCGTGCAAACAGGTGCAAAGTCCACTGCTTGCACAACCCTGATTCTTTGCAGTTACGCGCTTGTAGTTTTCGAACATTGCAGGTCACAGCATTGTTGGCGCGAACTGCGCGCGAACGCTTGCGGTTTGCACTTGTTCGCAGTACAGTTGGCGGCATGGTCAAACAGTCCTACGGGGTGTGGCAGGAACTCCGGGTCATCCGTGAGCGCACAGGTTGGTCATCCGCCGAACTGTCCCGCGAAAGCGGAGTTTCCGCCCCTTACCTCTCCCAGCTTGAGAACGGTGACCGGTGGCCGAACGCCACCGTCACCAAGAAGCTCGCCGTTGCGCTCAAGATTCCCGTCTCCGTATTGGAGCGGCCGGCTGAGCAGAAAAAACCGCCGCATAAAAAGCCTGGCGACAAACCAAAGGAGGAGACGTGAGCCCACCTGGCCGCCTAGCAGTGACAGATCCCCGTGGAATGACAACACGCGATAACGCGCTCACTGGGAGTCAGTTGCAGGTGATGCAGCGTGCCGCCCATCTCGCATTTGCAGATACGGATGGTGGCGTAGTCACGCCAGCGAAGATCAATCGCCTTGTTCGCCGCTTCGGGCACCGTCTACGGCGGGCAGGAATCAATTTCGACGAATTATTCGCGCTGCCTCCCCAAAGGCAGCGGGCGGCATTGGGTGATCCTGATTTGTTGCGAGTCATCGCCTATGCCGACCCCACCGGTGAAACGGCAGTTAATCGAGTTATGCGGCAGGCCCAGCGTTGACTGCCGCCAGGCTCGGCAGTGAGTGGCGAGAGTTAGTAAAGCTTGCGGCGCTTCTCGGTTTTGACGAAGTGCAGGTAACCAAGCGCGGGCATCCGCGCTTTTACAACCGGGACATTGATCGCTTCTACGTCGCGTCATTCACTCCGTCAGATTGGCGATCCCGGAAGAACGCTGTCGGGGAGATGGAGCGGATGTCGGGTCGGAAAGTGCCCCGACAGAAAGCCGGAAAAATTCGTCATCAACAAGCGCACAGGTCGAACCTGCGAATGACCGCACGCGAACAAGCGGCGAGCACTGAAGCCGATGATCTGGAGCATCGCGCCGAGGAACTCCGCTCCGAGATAGCAGATCTCATCGCAGAGGGCACCAATGCGGCGTATTGCGCAGCAGCTCCCCGAGCCCGCGAGTTCGCGGACATCAGGTTGCAACTTGAGCAGCGCTACTACCGCATCATCCCGCCTCTTTCCGCATAGCAAGAGGCCCCCGCCGTGCAGGGCGAGGGCCACCGACAACCGAGAGAAGGAAGTCTCAGTGTCTGAACTACAGCTTACCAAGGACGAGTACCACCTCTACGTCTTGGAGCTAGTCGGCTTCGGCGTCAAAGTGGGGATATCGAAGAACCCTCGCCGCCGTCTAGCCACCTTGAGAAAACACGCCGAAGGCCACGGCACCCCTGTGGGACGCACCTTCATATCCCATCCTCATGTTGAGGCTCGCGCCAATGAGCGGCACTTGATCGCTCTGGGTGGCAGTGGGAACCGTCGCGAGTATCTGCCTGGCATCGGATATGACGCGGCGGTATCGGCCACCGTGGGCCTCCCTATGCATCGAGCAGGAAGCGAAGTGCGAGACCGCGAGGAGGCTGAGCGGAAACGGGTTTCGTTCTTCTGGCCAGCCGGAACCACTCATGCCGACATTCGGCGCATGGCCGCAGCCGCCTTTGGCATGTCCGAAGAGGCTGCCGAATGACTGCGGTTGTTGAGCGTTCCAGCCGAATCACGTGGCCCGAATCATGACATTCATCTTCTACTCGGATCCTCAGCGTCTGATCAAAAAGTCACACGGCGGCGTGACCGTCGGGCTAGGGAACGACGACGGAACTGACCTGGCATACCTCAATGTTGGTGACGGTTACCGAAATGACGGCGATGTCCTTCTCACCGCCGATGAACTCACGGACCTGATCGACCAGCTCACCATCATCCGAAACGCGATGAGGGAGACGCGATGACGTTTCATTCCAGGCCCAGGCCGCAGGTTCAGCATTTCCCGCGTCCGAAAAAGCCTTTGTACGAGTCGAAACCGAAGGGTGCGAAATGAGTGGACGTTTCCGAACCTTGGAGCAGGTCATTTCCGAGTGGGGTTTCGATACCAGTGATGAGGAGCGGCGGCGGCGGGTGCGTTGGCTGGCGGATTTGATTCGGGCTGGCAAGGTTCCGGCGCACAAGTTTGGGCGCTCTTGGTACATGGACGACACGGATATTGCTGCGGCGTTGGGTGTGTTGGAGAACGGGTTTCAGAAGCCTGTTGTTGAGCGTCCGGTGGAGCCGGTTCGGCGTGGTCCGAGTGCGGCGTCGATGCGGAGGCGGCTGGCGTCATGACCGCCGAGTCGATGTTGTGGTTCCGCCAGCGGCGTCACTGCCACCGTTCCGCGTGGGGGCATCCACGACCACCCGCACCACCGAAACCACGAGCCGCACAGGAGAACCGATGAGTGATGTTGTTGAGCGGGCGTACGAGTTCATGCGCTCTATACAAGGGCGGGTGATCGAGTACGCCACCGAACACGACGCAGAATTCGGAGAGCGTCAGGGTGAACTGCTGCGCGATCTTCTCGCTGAGGTTGAGCGTCTGCGGGCAGAGAAGCTTGGGCTGGAAATATCGGAATCCAATCTGGTTGTCCAGTTGCGCAACGAGGTTGAGCGGCTGCGTCCCAGGGTGATTGATACCACTGCTGATCTCGAATGGCTCCCAGAGAATTCCGTAATTCTCACTCACGACGGAGGCGCCCTGCAGAAGACGAGTCTGGGTTCCTGGTATTGGGCCAACGACGACCAAGACGAGATCCTGCCAGGGTACCTTATCGACTTCCTCCCCGCCCGCGTGCTGTACATCCCGGAGGCGGAATGAGTACGTCTGCTCCTAAGCATCGGAGTGTGTGCCAGTTGTCGGGTGAAGTGACTCGTCCGTCTGGTGTGTGGAAAGCGTTGGCGGAGTTCGACGCCAGGCAGATGCGTGAGGCTGCGGAGTTGGATGCGTTGCGTGAGGAAAACGCGCGGCTGCGTTGCCGGCTACAGGAACTGGGGGAGACAGCGTGAGCGATCCAGCAGTAGAAGCCGCAGCGCTTGTGTGGGATGGCGACCCTAATCAGTTGGCCCACAACCTCGTTGACGCTGCGCGCGAGATGGCCAAACCGATCCGCAAACTGCACCACCCAATCGATGAGCACGGCGATTCTGTCGAAGAGTGCAGCGAGTGTAGACACCGTTGGCCCTGCGATACCGCCAAGCTGATCTACACGTCTGAGGAGCTTCAGTGAATCTTGTTGAGCGTTTGAATGCCAGGTTTAACAACGTGATTCATGACGGGCTCGCCTTGGTGGGTGCTGTGGTGGATCCGTGGCTGGCTAAGCTTGAGCGTCAGGCCATGAGCAATGCGTTGGGTCGGGATTTCGGCCTGGACTACGGGGATTGTCTTGTGGCTGCGGAGGCTCCCCCGACTCCCCCCGCGCCGGGACCTTCCAAATGCACCTGCCCCACAGTGGAATGCGAACTCCTCGCTGAGGACATCTGCGATGAGGCTGAGGAAGCCGAACTGCTCGACGAGTTCATGGAGTTGGGGGAGTTCCTGGATTCTGCGACCGCGGAAGAACTCGCCGCCATGAGGCAACAGCATGCGACGGCCGCCGAGTTGGAACGCCATCTGCGTTACTTCACGACCGCGCCCGGCGCGTCCGGGGTGAACCCCGGCGTTGTCGCCCAGTCACTGCTGGAGAACTACCGCATCACCCCGAAGTAAAGGCGGGCCGCCGCCCCATTGCGCGGGACGACGGCCCTAACACCGGAAACAACACAACCAAAGAAAGGACGCTTCCGATGCTAACCCCAGATTCTAAACCCGCATGGTGGGACCACCACCAAACCAACTGGTCCGACCTCCCCGTCACCACCAACCCACCCATGGCTGACCTCGACCTATTGAAGGAACTTGAGGACCTGGCGGAGTTGGTGTTGATCCACACGGAGAGTGTGTCGTGGTTCCGCCCGTTCCTGCCGCCGGTGCACTGGGAGAACGAGCCGACGATCTGGGAGCAGATGAACGGCGACGCTGTTGTCGGGTTGTTGCGTGACTACCTCACCGAGGGAGACGCAGCATGAGGCGCAACGAGAAGTCCTGGCGGTACTGGTGGACCATGCCCCTGTTGATCGCCGCGGGCATCATCGGCCCCGGACTCGCCGCACCAGAAGCCAAAGCAGACATCACATCCGACGCGTTCGTCATGGCACTCGACTCCGAAGGCATCACCTACAGCTCCAAACCCGCCGTCATCAACGCCGGCAAAGCCGTCTGCGACGTCCTCGACACCGGCTACACCATGTACGAAGCATCCATCCTCGTACACGACAACTCCAACCTGAACCTGTATGACTCAGGCTATTTCGTGGGTGCCGCCACCGCATCGTTCTGCCCTGAACATTTGAGCGGCACGGGGTGGGTGTGATGGCGAACTCCCCGTTCATCCAGCTGGCTGAAGTCCACACCAGTGACTGGCGTTCACGGGCGCTCTGCACCCACAAGGACGGCGACATTTGGTTCCTCAACGAATCCGGCCACTACACCAACGACGCCGCCCGCCGCATCTGCTGGACCTGCCCCGTCCAAGCACCATGCCTCGAATTCGCGTTGCAACACAACGAGGCCGGCGTGTGGGGCGGCTTCTCAGAGAAAGAGCGTGCCCGCATCAAGCGTGGTGAACTGCCCCCGGTGAAACCGGCACGGTTCACGGAGAAGGAATGCTTGCAGTGCGGTGAGGTGTTCGAGCCGGTCACCCGCAGGGCAAGGTTCTGCTCGCAGAAATGCAAGAAACGCGCCGCGAATGCGTTGCGGTCACAACCGTCCCTGAAGATCTGCACGCAGTGCGGCGGCGAGTTTATGGGGACGTACGCGCAGACCTGCTCGAATGAGTGCCGCAAGCAGCAGAGGTGGGGCGCATGACCGGGCGTGTGCTCACCCCGATCGAGGTGGAGAAGGTGGCGTGGTGGACCCAACTGGGTTGGACCGCCGCACAAATCGCCGACAAACTGGGTTGCACAACACGGACGGTGTCGCGGGCGCGGGCGAAATCTGGTGTCGCTAAACCCAAACCACCCGCACTGTCTGCCGAGGTGCTGGCGGAAGCGGCCCGCATGCTCGCCGATGGGGCGTCGCAAAACGAAGTGGCCCGCACCCTGGGTGTTGGGCAGTCCACCATCAGCGCCCACTTCCGCGGCCAGGGCTGGACCCGTGAGCAGTCCATCGAGTGGGTTTCGTTCCTCCGCCGCTATCGGGGTGTCGCATGACCACCTGGAAGAAACTCACCCCTGAGCAGATCGAACGGATCGTGTCGTTGACGTGGGACGGATGGTCTATCGAACAGATCGCCGCCGACATTGGGTGCACGTCGCGCACGGTGACCCGGGTGAGGGGGAAACACAACATCACCCGTGGGCGTGCTTTGGATCCGATCCCTGTTGAAAAGTTGGCTGTCGCTGCACGTCTCCTTGAGGAGGGTGCGTCGTACACGGAGGCCGCGAACACTGTTGGGTGTTCCCGCAGTGTCCTTGCCGCCAAGTTCCCGGGTCGGGGTTGGGATCGTAAACAGTGCGCTGAGTGGCGGTCCATCATCCGCATGGAAAGGGCCATCGCATGACCCTGACAGATTTGACCCTCAAGCTCGCCGCAGCAGTGGAGGAAAAGCATGCGTGGAGAGACCTGGCACGGTGCGCCGAAGTGGACCCCGAAATGTTCTTCCCTGAGAAGGGTGGAAGCGCGAAGCCAGCCAAACGGATCTGCAGCCGGTGCGAAGTCGCGGATGAGTGCCTGGAGTGGGCTCTGGCGAATCGCGAGAACTACGGCGTGTTCGGCGGTTTGACGGCGAAGGAACGGCGTCCTCTGCTCAAAGCGATCGGTGAGGATCAGGTGGCATGAGCAACGGGAACAGGCTCACCCCAGAGCAGGTGCAGACGATTCTGTTGATGACTCGTGAGGGGTGTTCCGCCAAGCATATTGGGGAAGTGGTGGGTTGTTCGGATCGGACGGTGGTTCGGGTTCGGGCAGCTGGTGACGCGCGCCTGGCGTCGGCGCAGTTTGTGCCGTTGAGTCAGGAGCAGAAGGATTTCGCCCAATATCTGCTTGATGACGGCGCCCCCTACAACGAGGTTGCCCGCACGTTAGGGGTGAGCAGGACGACGGTCGAAAAGTATTTCCCCGGTTACAGGTGGTCGAAGAAGCAGGCTGCTGAGTTCACGGTTCTTGCTGAGAAGTTCCGCCGGTTGGAGGCTTCGTGATTTGTGTGTGTGGCCATAACCGGTCTTTCCACCGCTACGCATTCGACCGCTTCCGCGGCAGGTGGGACACCGGATGCAACGCCACCAACTACCACGGCCCCGCCGGGCATGAACGCTGCCACTGCTCCGAATATCGAGACAAGGACGAAAACTGATGGTTGTTGATACACGGGTGATTACCGCGAGGGACGACGCGAAAGCCGGCGCAGCCGCCCTGGATGACGCGCGGTGTGCTTTGCATGAGTTGCTTTCTGAGGGGCCGCCTTTGCAGTTCTTGGACCGCGAAGCGCTGGAGTTGAACCTGGATGTGGTGAACAAAGCGTTGTCGCGTGTGGATGCGGTTATCGGGTCGTTGGACCGGATTGCGGACAGGTGGACGGCATGAGCGACCGCGTCGAAAAACTACTGAAGCGAGCGCAAGCCGCTGATTTCCTCCGAAGCAAGGGACTGCTGACCGACAAAGAGGTCGCTGACGTGATCCATCAGGCCGTTCATGACGCAACGAAGCCGGAGGCTGACGATGAGTGATCCAGCAGTAGAAGCCGCACAACGGGCGTGGCGTGAGGCCAGCCACGGCCGGCATGGCGACCTTCCCTCGTCTGAGAAGGTCTCGGAAATGCTCATCAACGCCGCTCGCGAGATGACTAAGCCGATCCGGGAACTGCACTACAAGGTGCCAGATGGGCGCTACCCGAAGTGCTCTACCTGTGAGTACGACTGGCCGTGCGCCACCGCATATCTCGTCTACACCGCCGAGGAGCTGCGCTGATGTGTGGTGGTTGTGGTTCCCAACGATGGCTGAAACAGCATGAGTGATCCGGTAGTGGAAGCCGCACGACGAGCACAGCCTTGGCGGCAGGGCAAGACCCACCTGCTCGCTGTTGCCGCTGCCCGTGAGGCGTTGAAGCCGATCCGTGCCAAGCATTTCCCAGTCAACTACATCAACCGTCAACGCTGCTGCGTGACGTGCTTTGACAGCAACGGAGATCCACACCTGTGGCCGTGTGAAGTCGCCCCTCTGATCTACACCACCGAGGAGCTGGAACAGTGACCAACGAGTTGCGTGCTGTACTCACAGAAGCCCTCGTGGAAGCGTCGTACGACTACTGGTACGAGAAGCAAACTCTCGGCGTGGACAGCCGAGGTAAGGATGTCTGCGCATACCTGGTCGACAGGCTCCTGTCTCTTCCTAGTGTGGCGGTAATCCAGCTACCCGACGAAATGACGGATCGCACCAACGTGGCAGAGAAGATCCGATGCCAACCGATGTGGGAGCACCAAGGCTCGTGGGCGACGGTCGAAGGTGACGAGGTCGAGTTTGAAGCCGATAACCAAATAGCGTGCGGCGTCATCCCGGTCAACTCCGTCCCGGGGTTGGTTTCAGTTCTCGCTGCCGCTGCTGCTGCTGTTCTGGCCGAGGGGGAAGACAAGTGAGCGATCAGACACGTATCGAAGCGACTCTCGGGCAGATGTTTCGGGACCACTTCTTCGACAGCCCCCACGAGGACACCCGGTGCTGTGTTGAAGAGTTCCTGGAAGCGTTGAAAGCGAACCGCATCGCACTCGTAGAACTCCCCGAACCGATCTTCGACGAAGAGTGGGGCGACAAGTACTGGCCAGTTCCGCAGGCGGATGAACGGCTCGGTGTTGATCACGGCCTTATCCGAATCGAGGAATGGCCTTCCGGCCCGCGTATCGGTTCGGTGTCGGTGCACACTCCGATTCGCCCGTGCAACGTGTTGCCCTACGTCGCTGCTCTTCTCGCTGCTGCTGCGGAGGTGACCGAATGAGCCTCAAAACCCGCAAACCCACCGGCGTACCCAACTGGCCCATGGTCCTCATCGAAGGACCCGACTCAGTCGGCAAGTCCTACCAAGCAGCCCAATTCACCGGCTGCAACAAAACCGGCCAAGCCTACTGGCTCGACGTCGGAGAAGGCGCAGCAGACGAATACATCAACGTCCCCGGCGCCGACTACCTCATCCTCGACCACGACGGCTCATGGCAAGACATCCTCCAGCAAGTCCGCGAAGCCGCCACCGCGGCAGAAGGATCCGACAAGCCAGCCGTCCTCGTCGTGGATTCCATGTCAAACATCTGGGACATGCTGAAGTCGTGGGTAAACAACCGTGCCCGCAACTCCAAAAACGGCAAAAGAATCCTCGCCGCCGACCCCGACGCTGAAATCAAGCCGGCACCGAACCTGTGGAACGACGCCAACGACCGACACCACCAGTTCATGAACCTGCTCACCCGTTTTCCCGGCATCGTCATCCTGACCGCCAAGGGCAAGGAAACGATGGCTGTCGATGCGGAGGGCCGCCCAGTTCAGGGCGCGAAGGACTACTCGGTGGAGGCGAACAAGAATCTGCCGTTCCGGGTGAATGCCCATGTGCGGTTGTCTCGGGATGATCCGCCGATGGTGGTGTCGTTCAGGTCTGCGACGAACGGGTTGAGGCCTGGTGTTGACCGTCCGCAGAGGTATCCGGATTTCACGTTGGAAGCTTTGATTTTCGATGTGATGGGTTTGGAGAAGGCGCAGACGCGTGATGTGACCGAGTTGGTTACGGATGAGAAGCATTTAGCGGATGCTGCGAGGGCGGAGCTGGGGGAGTTTCTTCGGGCGAATGGGATCGGCTATAAGGCGGTGGCTGAGCGGTTTCATGAGTCTCAGGGTGAGACGTTGGAGGACACGCGGGATCCGTCAGCGATCAGGAGTTTGTTGCAGGCGTTGCGTGACGAGAAGGCCGCGTCGTGAGCCGCCGGTTCACGGGGTTTCCCCCGGAAGTCAAGGAACTGATCTGGGAGCGTGCTCACGGTCGTTGTGAACGCTGCAACGAGTACGCCTCGGACGCTACTGCACACCATCGCAGGCCCCGGGCTATCGGCGGCTCTCGACGCGTAGACACCAACGTGGCGTCTAACGGGCTGTGGGCTTGTGGTGCTTGTCATCGTTGGGCGGAGTCCTATCGGGCGCAAGCGTTCGCCGACGGTTGGCTTGTTCGTCAAACCCAATCCCCCATCCAGATTCCCGTCCTCTACCGCAGCCAATGGGTGCTGCTCGACGACGACGGGTTTGTTTACCGAATCCCCACGGAGGCAGCTCAATGACCCCGTATTACCAGGACGACGAGGTCACCCTCTATCACGGGGATTGCCTCGATGTGATTGCTAAGTTGCCCGACAACTCGGTCGACAGCGTCTGCACAGATCCGCCGTACGGGCTCGAATTCATGGGCAAGGACTGGGATTCGCCCGACAAAGTACTTTGCACCGCATCTCAAGCAGTGGCTCGGCCGGACGCTCCGGGTGGGATCAGCCCAGCGAACGGGAGACCGTCGTTCCTAGGAGGGCTGAACCCGAAGTGCACCGCGTGCAACCGGTGGCAGCGCGGCGCTAACCCCTGCCGGTGCAGTACTCCGTCGTTCACTGATGAGCGCGGGCCGCGGCTGCGCGCGTTTCAAGCGTGGTGCGAGCAGTGGGCGGGGGAATGCCTTCGGGTGTTGAAGCCTGGCGGCTACCTGGTGGCGTTCGGCGGCTCCCGCACCTGGCACCGGCTCGCCTGCGCGGTCGAGGACGCGGGCTTCGAGATCCGTGACTCCATCGCCTGGCTCTACGGGTCCGGGTTCCCGAAGTCGCTCGACGTATCCAAGGCGATCGACAAGCAGCGAGATGACGGCGCAGATCGGCAGGCAGTCGGCGCATGGCTGCGGTCACACCGCGAGGGCCGAGGCTTAACCCAAAAGGCGATCGCGACGCATTGGCCCTCCGCTACGGGCGGACTCACCGGTTGCGTGGCGAACTGGGAACTCGGGTTAAACCTCCCGACATGGGATCAGTGGTTGCGCCTGAAAGAGCTGCTGTCGCTGCCCGACGACATGGACGGCGAAGTCTGGCGGCTCAACGGGCGCAAGGGGGAACCCGGCGAAGCGTGGAGGACAGCCGAGGTTCTCGGTACAGAGGACCGGATGAACGAGCCGTCTGGAGTGGTAAACGTCGGGCAAGGGGCGCGGACTCCTGTCACCCGCCTCATCAAGGCCGCAAATTCCGAGGCGGCACGCCAGTGGCAGGGCTGGGGTACGGCGCTGAAACCCGCATTCGAACCGATCGTGGTCGCACGAAAACCCTTGGCGGGCACCGTGGCGGCGAACGTGCTGGAGCACGGCACCGGCGCGCTCAACATCGACGGGTGCCGGGTGGCGATCGCACCAGGCGACGATATTTACGCAAAGCACCCCCATACCGTGGGCGGCTTTGGGCATGCCGGTGCGCAGGTTTATGGCGACAGCATAGGGTCGCACTACACGCCTAAGGATGGCCGCTGGCCGACTAACGTCGCGCTCGACGACGCGCAGGCCGCCGAGCTCGACGCGCAAACCGGAGTCAGCGTCTCCCGAAAAGGGAAACCACGCGCGGGCGCGAACGGCAACGGCTGGGGTATGACCGCGACGGGCGCAGAGTATGACGACGAGGGTGGCGCGTCGCGGTTCTTTCCGGTGTTCCGATACGAAGCGAAAGCGCCCGGCGCGGAACGTCCCAGCGTCGTCACAACGAAATTGCGTCTACGCGCGGACCTCACGCCGGAGCAAGTGGATCACGTGGTGGCTCGTCTGCGAGAGGCCGGTGTAGAGATTGACTGACTTTCTCGGCGCAACTATCAGGATCGTTGCGCAAATCGGATTTCCCACTGTTAACCCAATTGAGGTGATGCGCTAATGCGCGACTTCAACGTTGATGAGATCCCGGCGGACATCCGCCCCTATTTCGAGGAGGTTCGGGGTGCGTCCGTGGCGCACCCCACCTAGAGCCGTCAAACCGTTAACACTGATGCGTTGGCTCGTGCGGCTCGTCACCCCGCCGAACGGTGTTGTGCTCGACCCGTTCGCTGGATCCGGCACGACCGCTGAGGCGTGCATTCACGAGCACAAGCGCTGCATCACCATCGAACGCGAGGCGGACTATCTGCCGCTCATCGTCAACCGACTCAGCAAGCCGATCGAGATCGGGTTCGACTTCGAGGAACCCGCATGATGAACCTCGAACTACTGCTGAGCATCCGTGCCCGCCGCCGTTCGCACCGTTCCGATGGATGCCCCCACGTCGGCCACCCGCACCACCGAAACCACAACCCACACAGGGAGAACCGATGAGCAACCTCACACCCGATCAACTCGAAGCGATCGCCTACATCGTCCTCGCATTCACCGGACCCCCGTCGCTGGCGTACTTCCTCGTGAAGGGGCTGTTCAGGTGATGTACACGGTTTCTGGGACGTGGCCCCATTACATCGTCACCGGTGGAACCGAACCACCGAAATGCTTCAACTCCACCGTCACCGCCGTCAAATACCTGGAACAGATTCTCCAGCAAGGCGACACCATCAACTGGCAGGTCCCATGATCACCGTTGCTTGCGCCGAATGCACCCGCACCCAAGGCCGCCCCGTCACCGCCGAATTCACCAGCACGGACGAAGCTGAGGCGTTCATCCGCCGGCACCACGCGCTCGCTGATCACCGAGCACACATTCTGGAGCCACATGTGGTGCCTGCTGTGTGACCATCCCAGGTCTGCGCATGCCCCCCAGTGCAGGGTCCGCATGGGTGTCGACCGGGACGACATGAACACCTACACGATCTGTTTGTGCCCCGGATTCGAAAGCACAGAAGACGAGGAGGAGGACACGTGAGGATCAGATCAACGAAACCCGAGTTCTGGCGTAGCCGCACCATCGCCCAACTCGATTGGGACACACGTCTCGTGTTGAAGGCACTGGAGTCCTACGTGGATGACAACGGGGTGGGCAAGGACAACGTCGTCATCTTCTGCGCTGATGCCTTCCCGCACGACCTCGCGAAGTCTTCCGAAATCTGCGCGAAGGTTTCGCGAAGTTTATCCCGACTGTCCGAAGCCGGTCTCATTGTGCGCTACAGCATCTCGGGGGAGGAGCTGGTGTACGTGAGGCACTGGAAAAAGTGGCAGTACATCGACAAGCCGAACAAGGGCAGGTATCAGCGTCCGGACGGCACGAAGGACTACCGCGAACCGGTCGACGAGAGCATTGGTGCAGGTCAGGGCGTTACCGATCCGGTCGCCTCCAACAGCCCAGTTGAGATTCGCGAAACCTTCGCGAACACTGCGCGAAACGTTCCAGAAGATTGCCCCCAAATTCAATCAGAGGAACAGAGGAACAGGGGAACAGAGGAACAGGGATTAAAAGACTTGTCCGACCCTGACGGGTCAGACGTTCCAGCCCTCGAACTCGCAGTCACCGAAGACGACTTCCCTAACACCTTCAAAGCCATCTACCCCAGGGATTTCGAGGAGTGGTGGCAGCACTACCCACGCAAGGACGCGAAGAAGTCAGCGCTCGAAGCGTGGAAGCGTGCTTGCAAACGGGCGAACAAGCAGATGTTGATCGACGGGGCGATCCGGTACGCCAACGACCCTAACCGGGTTCCGCGGTTCACGAAGCAGCCGACCACGTGGCTCAACGGTGACTGCTGGCTCAGCGAGTCCCTTCCAGGATCGGATGACTACCCGAACGGTATGGCTCCCGGTGAGGCGAAAGTCATGGGCTGGCTGGCTCTCGGAAACGACGACCACGACGAACGAAAGGCCATTGGGCAATGAATTACCGGCAGATCGCCACTCAGGCGCTCGCGAAGTGCGCCGCATACGACCCGTGGTTTCCTCAGCCGAACCGCGCCACCGTCGAGGCGTGGGCTGAGCAGATCGAACTGTGGAAGTTCAACCAGGCCGACGTGTTGGCCGGGGTGACGAAGATGTATTCCGATCATGGGAGCGGGTTTCGTCCGTTGCCGAAGGATCTTGTTGATGCTGCACGTGCGATCCGGCGGGATCGGTGTGAGCGGGAGACTTCGGCGGAACGTGAGGCTCGTGAGGATGCCCGTGACGCGGAGTTGGAGCGCCGGCTGGCTGCGGCGGTTGTCCGGGTCGCTGAGATGAAGTCGATTGATCGTGCCTGACCGGTACGGGGATCCGACACCGGAGCCGCGGGTGTTTGTGCGGCCGAAGGTGGTGAATGCGTTGACGGTTCGGTGCTCGTGGTGCAAGGCGGGTGTGGGTTCTCGTTGTGTGGTTGCGGGGACGAACTTGGTGTTGCGGCGGCCGTCGTTTCATGAGGCTCGTGTGCGGGCTGCGGAGTTGGCGGCTACGGGCGATTTGACGCGTGGGCGGATGTCATGAGCGCCGGCGACAAGGGGGAGGGCGTGAAAGTCGCTCCACGTGCCGTACAGCCCCCGCAATCAACAACAGGAGACGAACAGTGACCGGCAAGTGGAAGGTTCGGTTGGCTCGCCGGCGCGACGGAAGCCTCTACACGTACCTCCGTATGTGGAACGTGTTCACCCCGGAGGGCCAATTTTCGGGGTCGTTCGACACGTGGGGTGAGGCGATGCGGTGGGCGACGGACATCACCGCGCATGTCGAATTTTTCTTGGGGTTCCACGAGGAGTCGCGGTGACGATGTTCGTATCGAGCGCGGATGATCCGCGTGTCCTGGAGGCGGTGTCGTGCAGGTCGTGTGACATCTGCAAAGCCCCCAAAGGACAGCCTTGTTCCAACACGATTCGTCCGGGGAAGCCGCTGCCCGGTCGGGTCATCCACTTCGGGCGGCTCACAGACAGAAACCGAGAACCGAAAGGCGACGAATGAGCAAGTTCAAAGTCGGCGACACCGTGATCGTTGAAGCCTCCTACAACGAGTCCCGGTACGGGAAGAAAACGTGGGAGGACACGATCGCCCGCGTCGGACGCAAGTACCTGTACCTGCACGGTGACGGCCGGACCGCCTTCGAAGTCGAGACCGGCGTGCAGAAAACCGAATACTCGGGAAGCGCCCGGAAGGTTTGGGCACCGACGGATTGGCACGCGGCCCAGCATCGGAAAGTGGTGGTTCAAGCGATCCGCGATCACGGGATCCAGCCGGCTGGATACGGAGATTTCAAGCAGTCCACATCGGTTCTGGAACGGGTTCTCGATGTGCTGGAGAAAGGCGACGAATGAACAACCAAGAGTTGCGTGCTGTACTCACAGAAGCACTCAGTCGGTCGTACTACCGGATCGTTGGTAGCTCGTCGGATTGCCGAGTTGATCCGGGCGAGATCCTTGCTGACGCCGTCCTGTCTCTTCCGGGTGTGGCGGTAATCCAACTACCGGAAGCTGATCGAGGCTGGGCGACGCGAAACGCCTGGACGGTGGATGAGTCCTATGTGGTCGCGGAGGCGGACGCTGGCGTGATCTTGGAGGACGACGACACGGTAACCGCTCTGCCTGTGGAGACCGCGACGCGACTGGCCGAACGCCTTCTCGCTGCTGCTGCTGCGGTTGTGGCTACAGGGGAGGAACACCATGGCTAAGCGCATTCAACGCAAGCGGACCAAAGGCTGGCGCATGCCCGAAGGCGCCATCTACGTCGGGCGAGGATCGAAGTGGGGCAACCCGTGGCGCATCACGCCCGAGACCAACCCCGCGATGCCGTTCGGTCGCGGGGCCGTCGTCCACCACATCACCGAGGACGCGATTCTCGGCCACTTCGCTGCTGACCACGCCGCCCGCTGGGTCGTCCATGCGTACCGGCGTGACCTGACGGACGAGCTGGTGGCAGCCGCACGAGCCGAGCTACGCGGCCGCGACCTCGCGTGCTGGTGCCCGCTCGATTCTCCGTGTCATGCGGATGTGCTGCTGGAGATCGCCAACTCGGCTGCAGGTGAGGAAGCATGAGCGACCGCCCACCCATCCGGTTCAAGCTCTCAGACGGATCGTCCTGGCCGCGCCCCGCAATGGAGTCGGACGAATACTACGGCGTCGGCTGGAAGTGCCGTTACAGCCCCGAATCCCTGACACGAGAGGACCTGCTGCAGCTTGCGTCAATTGCTGACGCGTATGGATACCTCCTGTTGGAGACAACCCAAAAACGGCGGGATTTCGTGTGTCGGGAAGCGCGCCGATGGGTTACAGGGGAGGAACAATGAGCGACGGCAAGCGGTGCGCCCGATGCGGCCGCGCGGATTCCGTGTTCGGGTCGTGGACTTACTTCGTCGCTCCGGGTCGGATGCGGACGGTGTATCTGTGCCACTCCAGCCAGGACGGGACGAAGGCTGATCCGGACTGTTATCACCTGGCGACAACACTGCGTGATCCGATGCCTGATCACTACGACCAGAACCCGGGGGAGGAAGCGTGAGCAGCGAAGCCCAGAACGTGATCGCCGACGTAATGCTCGGGCACGGTTTCAGCCCGACACGTAACCCGTTCGGCGCCGACTACTGCAAATGCGGCAAGGCTGTATCGGTCGGCAACCACACCCGGCATGTGGCCGAGGAAATCGACAAAGCCCTCGGAGGACTCACCCGCGAAACCCTTCCCGCCCGCGAGGGATGGATTCTCCCGCCCGGGTGGATCGGTGACCGCACCGCGGCCCGCTGGGTGTCGGGATGGAGCGAGGCATGAGCGCCGCAGCCACCGCCCGCGCGAACGGCTGGACCGTCGGCACCAGACTTGCCGGCGACGAAGGCTACGGCGAAACGATCATTGAGATTACCGCGATCGGCGAGGAACACGTGCTTGCGAAGACCATCTCGCACGACGGCCGACCCGGCCGCGGCGAGGGCATGTGGACCTTCTCGTGCCGAAAGTGGCGGGAGGTTCCGCGGTGATTCAGGTTCATTGCCGGGAGTGCAACCGCGTCTGGGACCAGAGCTGCCTCGATTGCGCCGAATGGAAAGCAGACCGTCACGCGATCGCGTCGGGGCATACGGATATTCACATCATCCCGGACACCACACCACCGCCTGTACGGGTGGGGCAGGGGTGGGCGGAATGGCTCACGAAAGGAAAACCATGACTACCCCTGAGCGTGCAGCTCTGGTTGAGCGGGCCGCGCAAGCCATCTGCGAAACCACCAGCTCCGGCCGCATGTTCCCCTGGAACACCCTCACGGAGCTAGAGAAGGATGCGTGGCGTCGGATGGCTGATGCCGCGTTCGACGTCCTTATCGACGCCTGGTCTCCGCCGTTTTGACCGGCCGCAAGATCGTCACCCCCGCCGATCACATTGACCGGGCCAAAGACGAAGCTGCCGCGGGGGATTACCAGGCAGCCCAGACTCACGCTCTGATCGCTATCGCCCAACTACTAGCCGAAAAGGACCACACCTGATGGCCAAGATCCAGATCAACTACAAGTCCGGAACTTCTATCGTCGCCAAGGTCGAACAGTTCACCGTGAAGCGAGACAAGTACGGCGTCAAGTCCTACGAGTGGACGAACATGGCGCCCCGCCCCCTGGACTTCAACGCAGACGAAGTCGAGTCCGTGTGGGAGCTGTGATGACCCTTTCCGTGATTCTCGCCGCCCAGGCTCGATTCATCCACGAGAGCCCTGTTTGTCCGGTGTGTTTCCAGCCCCGTGCCGAGCATTCCACCGACTGCAAAGGACACCACAAATGAGCGTCTACGCACTGAAGCAACCGCATCCCAACGGGGGAGAGTGGATCCAGGAGCACGACAGCCTAGAGGATGCGCTTGAGTTCCAGTCGCATAGCGGCGGCATTCTCGTCCGGCGCGAAGCAATACCTGGGCAGCCTGGACTGTGGTGGGTAGAGGTCAACACCGAATTGCCCAGCGATGTCGGGTCGGTTGTGCAGTCTGAACCCAACCAGGAGGGGATCACTGATGTCTGATGCTCGTGTGGGGGCGTGGATCGCGGCGTGGGACGCGCTCAACGCCGCCACCAACACCCTCAAAAAATGCCCAATCACCGATCCTGACGAATACCGGGCGTTCTGCCAACTCCAAGCAGACATCTATGCCCACCTCGCCGACGTGCCGGCAGAGGTCGGTGCCGCCGCAGCGGAATGGCTTGAACACCGCGAGAAGGAACTACGGGAACAGAAACGTCGGGAACAGAAAGAAGATATGTTCAGGAAGGCGTTCGACAAGTGAGCATGGACTTCCACCTCCCCAGGGCTGACCAACTCAAACTACAAGAGGCGCTCGGCGGAATCCCCACACTCATCGAGGACCTCGCCGTAACCATCACACGCCAAGCCCGCGTACAAAAACCCGGACTCGGGAAACTTCGAAGGCGGAAAGCTGAGGCGCGCATCCCGTTCCACATCGGCGCAGTAGAAGCCGCAGACGAACTGCACAACGCCCTGATCAAATGGGTCAGGTTCACCTGCGACGCCCGACAAACCCCGTACACCGAATCCAACGATGACATCACTCTGGCCCGCTGGCTGAGACGCAACGTGACCGCCCTCGCCCTCATCGAAGGCTCCGAAGAATCCTGGCCTGAAATTCACCACCGGATTGACGAGTGCCGCAAGCAGATCGACTTGCCCCCAGAGGATGACATCGTGATCGACCCGGAACGGGTCCGCCAGGCCAACCGTCAAATCCTCACCGCCGGCCAGATAGAAAAGATCGCCCCACGCCTCGGCGCACTCGGTGCAGGGCTGAACAAACGTCGGGTCCAGACCCTCGTGAAAAGCAAGCGACTGCGGCCCTGCGCAGTCGACGGAGAAGTCCGGTTCTACCGCCTAGGAGATGTGCTCGACGCGCACCACAGGCAACTACCACGCTCCAAGAAAACAACGTCTGAACAGGTAAAATTAGCAGAATGAGCCGGGTCTTTCGGGTGCATCTCAACGACGTCCTCGCTGCGGAATGCTGCCACCCCAACTGCTACGCGCCAGCCCTTACTGACATAGCCAGTCATGTGCCGTTGTGTGAGCGGCACATCATGGTTGTCTACCGGGAAGCCAATCTCATGCTCGCCAGCCATAGAGCTATGGAACAGGCATATGAACTTCTTCCATCAGAGGCTGAGTTCATCCCAGGCCCATGCCCTCGCTGTGGGGACAGTGGTCTACTTGCCCACTTAGCGAACGGGTTTGTGGTCTGCAAGGCGGCAGGGTGCGACTACGAACGATCCATGGTGGCGTTCTGCACTGAACGGAAGACACTGATGGGTGTAACTGCCGCAACTGATGACGTCGTGTACTACATGCGACTGGGAAACCGTGCCAAGATCGGTACCAGCCGAAACCTCAAGGCCCGCATCGGAGTGATTCAGCCAGAGGACTGCATGGGCTACGAACCGGGGGACCGGAAGCTGGAACGTAAACGTCATGACCAGTTCAAGCACCTGAGGGTGTCTGGTGAATGGTTCATGATTGGCCCAGACCTTGTGCGGCACGTGAACTCGCTGCGGATTGCATGAGCACAGCATTTAGTTGCTATGTTTGTCGCAATTGCCTTAACGGCAAAATTGCGCCGTAACCTTGCTGATTTGACAAACAAGGTTCGATATTCGTGCTAGGCTGTCGCCGTAGGCGCAGGTCACACTTCCTCGCCTGTTAAACGCCCCGGAACCTACCGGGGCGTTTCGCATTTCGGGGGTGATCCCATGCCCACCTTCGCCACACCACGATCCCTCAACGACCGCATCACCGACGCTCTCCACAACGTTCGCCTAGCCCGCGAAGACGGAAACCCGAGCATTGTTGAGGCTGCGGAGAAACTGTTGGACCAGTTGTTGGATCGCGTTCCCCGCTCCACCAGCCAGGAGTAGTTGCCGTGCCGCTCAAACACCTCCGCGTCTGCCCGGAACCCTGCTCGAAGACGCGCTTCTCTGAATGTGGAAAAGCCTGCCGCTTACCTAACGCGATCGATCCTGAGTCGTGGCGAATCAATCTGCAGGACGGTGCCGGCACCATCGGCGGCCCCGAATGACCGACGTCGAACAGCTCCGCAAAGAAGCATTCGCATCCCTCGAAGACACCATCACCAAATTCGCTGACCTGCAAAACCAGCAGAACGCAGAGACCGACACCGGCGCCGAGATGGCAGTCGACGCTGTCCTCCTCATCGGCATGCAATACGTCGATGATGACGGTGACCGCGGCGGCTACGTCAACATCATCCCGAGGGGTGGTTGGCAACCCGGATACATCACCGCCGGACTCCTGTCGATGGCCCAAGAGACAGTGGTGTCACACCACACATGCAGTGGGCAGGACGACTGATGAAACGCCAAGCGGCCCGGATCATGCGGCGCATGGCTCGCCGCCTGATCGCCGTGTCACGCCACCTCGACCCACCCAAAGACGAAACCCGCCTCTACACAGGCAACATCACACAGCTGATCCTGGACCGTATCGAAACCACCCCACCCTGGACCAGACACTCACTCACCGTCCACGACCCGGAACCGTGGGAACACCTCGACCTGTACCGGCCACCGTCCCTACTCACCCGCATCTGGTGGTGCATACGCGGATGAACCAAGCTGCGGTCAGGTTGCTGGCTCAAACGTTCCCCCACGGCCTGTTGCATCCGGGCGATGATGTGACCCCTTCGAGGGTTGTTCCTGTCCCCGGGTTTCGGGTGACGGGTATGGCCCCGGAGCAGGCTGAGGAACTTGTGGGTGAGTCGGCGAAAGTGTTCGCCGAGGCTTTGGTGCATTTGTTGGAGTCGGATTTCGAGCTTGTTCCACGTGGGGAGATGCAGCAGCTACGCCAAGATGCTGCGGAGGCCCCGGATGGTGTTCGTACGGTGCGGGTTCATTGCCGTTGTGATGTGCAGCGGCGGGATCCGTTGTTTGAGTTGACGGTTGATAAGTCTGATGTTGCTGTGGTGAACGGCCCTGGTTTGGTGGGTGGTTTGGCGCGGCGTGAAGCCCAATGCCCACACAAGGTGAAGCAGTGACGAACATTCGTATCAGTGTTGATGACAAGGTGTTGATGGACGCCGACCCCGGCACCTGGACCACCACACCCCCCGACATTGAGTCGCTCAAACAACACTTAGGTGGCGTGGACGAACCACAGCCCTACATGCAAGCGATCATGCTCGCGTTGGCGAAAGTCGCCACCTACGCCATGGTCGGAAAACAACAACCTTCCACCACGATCGCCGTGACGACACGCCCCACCGGCTGGACGTTGAGCGTAGACGAAACATGATCGCCCACTGCGAATACTGCGGCCGCCGGCTGCGGTACGACCTGTGCCCAGAATGCGACGCCGACGAATGAACGTCATCATCGACGGCGTCACCTACACACCCGAAACCACACAGGTTCCGAACATCGGTGTAGCGGTGACCGTCCGCAACCGGCACGACACCACCCGCGACTGCCTCAAACAGCTCCGCGACCACACACCCACGGGTGTGCCGATATTCATCGTTGATGACGCCTCCCAACCACCATTCGATGAGGCTGACAAACGGTTCGACACAAACGTCGGTATCCCCGCCGCGAAAAACGCATCCCTGGAACTCCTCATGGACGCAGGGGTTGAGCATCTCTTCCTGTTCGACTCAGACTGCTACCCCATCACAGACGACTGGTGGAAACCATTCGTGGATTCCCCCGAACCCCACCTGTCCGCCCAGTTCGCCGACCTCGCAGGGGACCGCAAACTGGGTGACATCACCATCGTCTACGAAGACGACCAGCACCAAGCATGGTCAGGGCAACGAGGATACTGCCTCTACTACCACCGCAGCGTGATCGAAGCGGTCGGCGGATTCGACCTCATCTACAGCCCCGGCCTGTACGAGCATTCCGACCTGGCGAACCGCATCTTCGAACAAGGCTTCACCACCTGGCGCTACGCCTCACCCAAAGACTCGCACCAGCTGATCGAATCCTTGGACCGCACATCAAGCGTGGACCGCACACCCCTGCCGCAACGCCAAACACTCACAACGCGGAACGCCGAAATCCACAACCGGCGCCGAGACGAACACTACGACGGATACCACCCGTATCGGGAACCCCGAAACGTCATCCTCACATGCCTGTACACGGGCCGCCCGGATCCGCAGCGAAACAAACACCTCGCCGCCGACCACACCCTCTTGAACACGTTGACAGTGTCGGCGAAACCCCACCCCGTGGTGGTTCTGCACGACCAGTTGCAGGTTGCAGACCACGACAACGTCACCTACGTGCAAGCCCCCAACACGGTGAACGTGTACTTCCAACGCTGGATCAACGCCTACAACTGGCTGCGAGCCAACAACATCGACAACGTGCTGATCTGCGACGGCACAGACGTTGAAATCCTCAAACCCGCAGACCTGTTCAACATCCCCCCAGGGAAACTGCTTGTCGGGTCAGAACATCAAGTGGTGGGATGCGACTGGATGCGCAACAACCACCCCGATCCCCGCGTTCAAGCGTTCATCAACGAGCACCCCAACCACACACTGCTCAACGCCGGTGTACTCGCCGGCACCAAACCCCTCGTGATGAACGTTTTGCGGGACATCATCCACACGTGGGCTGATGTGGAGATCCGCCAGTTCCACCGAAAGTCCGAAGGCAACGGTGTGGGGGACATGGGCATCTTCTCCATGGTTCTGCACACCAAACACGCCGACCGGCTTATTTACGGGCCGCACGTCACCACCATGTTCAAAGGCAACGAACGCAACAACTTCTCACTCATCAAACACAAATGAACATTGCGATCGGCATCGTCGGACACATGTCACGCCTACACATGGCAGAAACCCTGGCCGACACAGTGCACGCTGACTACGTCTCTGTCGATGACGGCACCCTGGGATGTGAGGGCAACCACCAGAAGGTGTGGAACCACCTCGCCGCCAAGGACACAGACTGGACCGTAGTACTCGAAGACGACGCCGTCCCCTGCAACAACTTCCACGAGCAGCTCACCCAAGCACTCGCCGTCGCACCCACACCCATCGTCAGCCTCTACCTCGGCACCAGCCACCCCACACACTGGCAACCCGCCATACAACACACCATGAACACCACAGACGCACCGTGGATCACCAGCCGCCACCTACTCCACGCAGTAGCCGTATGCATCCACACCAACCTGCTGCCCTTCCGCTACCCACACGGATACCCCATCGACCAAGGCATCACATGGTGGGCACGCAGACACAAACACCAAGTCTCATACACACGCCCATCCCTGATCGACCACGCAGACCAACAGCCCGTGATCACACGCCGACGCCCCACACACACACGACGCGCATGGGAACACGGCACACGCACACACTGGACCCCACACACAACGCCACTCCAATGACCTGGACCAACAAACCCGGACGCTCAGTCCCCTACAAACTGCAACAGGCATGCTTCCAGCGGGACCAGTGGACATGCCAGGGATGCGGATACCAGGGGCGGCAGTACAAGGGGGACCTACACGCCGACCACATCCACAACCGGGCAACCGGCGGACCCGACGACCTCGACAACCTCGTAACCCTGTGCGAGGCTTGCCATCAACCCAAGACCCAAGCCGAAGCGAAGGCCGGTCGGGCTCGGCATCTTCGGCCGAAGCGCACTCACCCATCAGACCTGCTCTGATCGAACGGGTGTGCGAGCACGGAGCCTGTGTTTGCGCGGGCCTCTGACCAGCGCATATGCACCCGACGCTCGGGCCTGTGACCTGCGGCGATGCGACCCGGCAACGGGTGGCCACGGGGTTTGCTGGCGGGCGGAAACGAGCCCTGACCTGCGACGATGCCGGACGCCCGCAGGCCCCTGACCTGCGGAAACGCCCAGGGGCAACCCCCTCCCGGCCCCCCGCCTCCGCCCCGGATGGCTT